GCTCCAAAGTCGGCGTGGGGGGGGGGGGTAAAACAAGCCCCCTTAAATAACACATCAAATAAAAACAATAACTTATTCATAACAAATTATTTATCATTAAAATACTAACTATTATTTCTACTCATACCTTTTATGTTAAGGCTTAACCCCGGTATCATGTTAAGCACCAACTGCCTTTTCGCCTGTTCCTTACGCATGCGCTCGACCTCCGCTATCTGCGCCTCTGATTGGGGATCGTTCTTGATGTTATTAGCGATATCCTCTATAGCTTTCCTGTTGGCGCCTGATTGAGCTAGCATCTTATATAACAGGTCTTGACCTTCCTTCTCCCACCAGCTATCCATGGAAGAGCGGGAAGCCAAAGAAGGATCGGCAGGGGCTACCGTCTCAGGTACGGGCTGCTGACCTCCGTCCCCCGTGCCCGAATCCCGCTGTCCGAACTCGTATCTCATTGGCTCGTTCTCCGGGACACCATACCTATTAGCGAACATATCAGCGAACTCAAATCTCTTCTCATTTCTTAAGGTCGATCCAAGAGGCCTACCGTATCCTTGATTCCATGCCACGGTAGCGTCCTTGTAGTTGACGGCGTTATCGAAATCGGATTTAGAATACATATAGTAATTATATACATTACCTTGAGCGTCCTTGTCAAAAAACTTTCCTTGATTGATGTAATTCCAACCTAACCCCGGGACCTTGCCTTGATACTCATCCACGAGATAATCCAACTGCTGTGTCAATGTCGGTTTCTTCCCATACCTGCGCTGTAACTCCTTCTTCCTCGGCCCAAGCCATTGTTGGATGCCAAAATCACCGGCGGCTCCTAGGGCTTCGGTGTCCCCTCCGGACTCGGCGGCGATGTTCGACAGGATACCGATAGCTTGTGTTTGTGGTATCCCCTTCTTATCGGTAAGATAATCCCATATCTCATCATACACAGCCATCTTATTATCCTCTGATCTGTTTGGATCAATAACATATTTACCAGACCCATAATCTCGCCTTGTATCAACCGGTCCTCCATCTTCCTTATTCTCTAACTTATTCTTAGACATAATAGCGTTACGGATAAGGGCGTCTTTGCCGCTTTCCGGGAGAGGACTATAATCCTCAAACGACCCTCTCTCCTCAAACTTATCGCCTATAGCGTCTAGTACCTTTGTGGCTACGTTTACAGGAAATTCCTGATCGTCACCATGAAAATCGTATACGTCATAGACACCTAACCTTCCATCCGGACGCCTATAAATTGTAAAATTGCCAAACCCTGATAACGGGGTAAGATCACCAGCGGCCTCAGGATAAAAATCATATTCAGAAAAAACCGTAGGCTTTCCAGATCTTACCGAATTACGATTCTTCTCAAAAACATCTACCCATTCTCTAGACTTTTTCAAAAGCTTCAGCCTACCATAAGCATCATCTGTAACCGGCTTATCGGAACCATATATTTCTCGCTCCGTATCACGAATCTTCTTATCTAACCTCTTTATCTCATCCTTAGTGTCACGATTGAACATCTTCTCAATATCAGTAATGACATTATCAGGAATCCGTATCTCCTTATTATTGCCATCTAGATTATTAGGTTGAGATAAAAATCTCGCCCATAGTTGATCGCTATATTCATCAACGTTAGCCTTCCCGTTTCTGCCATATATAAACTCATTGACCTTGTCAGGAAGGCTAGCATTTGAGGCCACCACATCGGGGGTGACATTCTCGTACAACCTTCTTCTTATGGCATTACCTAAGATATCTTTTAAATACGAAGCCTTATCAGATACATCCTGTCTTACATACAACGGGTCATCACCAATAGGTCCACCATCCTTATATTTAACCTTGAAATCAAAATTGCCAATATATTTCTTTACGTTATTGATATAATCATTATCATCAGGAGAAGCCTTGCCGTTATTCAATAACCTTCCCTTACCCATCCACTTATAAAGCAAGGCGTCGAATTTGTCTATATCATTACCTTTATTATCCTTAAAACCACGACCGACAACCTCGTTCTTGTATATAGACGCCAGACGCAACATGGTAGCTATACCTGAATTATACGGTTTAAGGATATTTTCCTTATCTATACCAAATTTATCATAAACCTTCCTTGTCTCATCATTATCTCCATCCATCTTTATCTGTGTTATACCCTTCGAGTTATAAGACCTGTCATTCCATCCATCACCCTTGAGCAATGATCTAAATCTCTTGGCTATATCAACACCGAAATCCCCGATAGCCTGTTTCCCGATATATCTGGGAGATACTCCAAACTTTGTCTCCTGCTCGGCGATACCCATGGCCAACATAGCCATCCTATCGTAAGTGTAGCTATCTATGCCAAACTCACTCATGATGCGTTCCTTGTTAGATGATATGGCATCACCATATTCCTTCATATTACCCAGTTTATCCATTTTAGCTATATTATCAATAGCTGATATAACACCAAGAAACGCGCTATTAGAATTTGTCCCATCCTTTGGATCATAAGCATCATAAATCCATTTAGGTAAGACATCTGGGGATATGTCACTATTCTTGATACTTATATTTAAAGGTCTAAAATCCTTATTTATGTGAACATTGTAATCATCCCATAGCTTCTTCTCTCCGGAATCCTCACCATAAGGATTATCCGCTATATAATTAATAGATCCCTCACGAATGACAAATCTACTTCCCTCTTTCTCTGGAAGCGTATAAATAAAATCACCCTTCTTTATAAAATTATACAACTCATTCCCTGTATCACCAAGAAGCCTGATACATCCATTAGAGCCTCTTCCGGCAGAGGCCTCGTGGTGCATAGACGAAGCTATGTTATGATCCCATTTACCTGTCTTAGGATTAAACCTAGCTCTCTGAAACGATTTTCGACCATGATACTCACCTATACCTGATACTCTTGTTATACCGGCTGGGGTAGACATATTACCTGCCCCACTGACAAGTTTCCCATTCTTTGTCTTTGTGTATGTATTATAATCATCACCGGAGGCGCCGGTCCCTATATTGTTAGTGCTATAAAGAATATCTCCATGCGGCGAATAAACCGTCAATTTTTTATTCTTTTTATCAACAATAGCGTAATTAGATTTATGATTAGCGCTCTTGATTATATCCTCATCGCTCATCCTATTGATCTCGGTCTCTCTGGATACTATCTCCATCAAATCATGATCCTCTTTCTCTATTGACAGCGATGGGTCTGAAACTCTTATCTTATCACCTATCTGTATCTTGTTGATATCAGGGATATCCCTATTCCACGACGCAATATCGTCTGAAGATAATCCCAATCTTTTGGCTATGCCCCAAAGAGTATCGCCTTTAGATACGGTATATACCTCTCCCCCATCGGCCTTCCGTTCAATCTTCTCTCCCCATAGCCCATATTTCTCCCTAGGCCATATACCGTCTATGGCATCCACATAACCAACGGGGTGCTCCCCGTCCAGACGCCGATCCCGTCGCTCGTCCGCTGGGTACAGGGCGTTGGCCAACGGCTGCGTGATATGACCCAACCCCTTATCCTTGGAACTCGACATAGCATCCACCACAGTCCGATATACAGGTCTTAATTTCTCAGGTAAATATAGCCCCGCCTCATCAACCAACTCACCTATCTTCTTATTTATACCCCTGATACTGAAATTATAATTACCCATGCCATTATTCAACGGGGACAACGCACCTCTTATCCCATTCATGCCTTTAACTGCGGCTCCTCCGCTAAGGATATCAAACTCCGGGGACACGTTTCTCAAAGGACTATCATCCATACCCCTGAAATACATAGGACGCTCGCCTCTTACGACACGATCAAGATCCTCCTTATATAAATCCTTTATCCATGAAGGAATTTCCTCTGGTTTATCTTTCTTAGCCATAAATCATGTTTTTCACAAAGATAGGAATAATAGCATGTAGATTAAAACAGTAAGCGGATACATGATTCATATCATCTACCCGCCTACATCCTCAATGCATATGATAAGCCGCTAAGGCTTTCTTAGCCGAATCCCTCGACTTGTACTTGGCCGGCCATAATTTACCGGTCTTGTTGCTAACCACTCGCCAATTACTCCCTACTTTCTTAATGCATCCTGACTTCGGGCATTCGCCCTTCTTCTTACCGCTAGCTTTTCCTGTTGCCATAACATCAAATATTTAAATTACAATAGTACTTACCTCATAAGTATCATAATTAATTTTTATCTTACTCATTTTTGAAGAATTCGGATCAAAAAATACCAAATAAGCGGCATCATAAATATAACTTGCTATGATATATGAATTAAAAGCCCCCGTAAAACCGGAGCCAGATATCACTCGTGAAAGATACATATGATCATTATTTAGAATATAACTTTTTATATCATCATATTTTGATTTGGTTATAGATGATACTATATCAATAGTCCCAGGTTCTAATAGATAACTTGATATGTCTATACCTCTTATATCCTGATATAACCCATTATCCATCAATGCTTTATTCCCAGTCCCTTTCAACTTAAGATGAAGCTGATTATCAAAATTTATATTATCTTCTGTATTCCCAAAAGACCTTACAATAACTATCTCCGTGTTATCTGATGATGCTATATTTAAAGAAGAATTAATATATTCAACATTCAAATTAGGGTAAACAGATATAGATATATCTGAAAATCCCATATTAAGGGAATTATTTGAAGCGCTGATATAAATAGTGATACAATCATTCCTTTGATCATTAAAAACCATCAAATCATTAATATTCACGCCACCTAACGCTTCTACAAAAGAATTGTTAGGTCTTATCATCCTGACATTGGACGTAGAACTACCATCAAACAACGACTTTATAGTATTATATTGAGATTGAGGCAAAGTAGCAGATTGATCTCCTACAAGCTGTAAGATGATAGCTAAAAAAGCATCCTCATCATCACTTTTAGCTACTGCGTCCTTCCACGTACCATCACCACAAAGGAACCTACCCTCATCCCCCTTAGCAGGAGCCGGCACCAATCCCGCAGCGCCAGCCCCGGACGCCGTGGCGCCAACCATATCCTTGACCTTATCAAGTCTACTGTCTATTTGATTACCATCGTACTTACCAATAAAATCCTCCATATCGTTTTAATATACAAGGGAGAGGCGGCAAAATACCCCCCCCCTATATGTTAATAAATCAATAAACTTTCTCCTCATTGCTAAACCAACGCACTATCATCTTGAACCGGCTCTCAATGTCATTCACGAACCTAGCCAAGAACCAATCGCCACGAAGACGATCCCGCCACCTCCGATGATAATCGACAGCCCTGGGGTCGATCTTACGGTCAATGTCATTCACATCCTTAACCCATATCGGAAGATTGTTCGTATCGTCTTTGACCTCGTTAAAATAGTCATTTATATTTATCTTCTGATCAACCTCCGTCACCAGTATCTCACGGCTATCGTCATTGGTTACAGGATACCTTAACCGCTGGCTCATATCGTTCTTGTCGGCGATAACCATCCGAAGCTCACCGCTGTTGTTGGTATCATTATAAAACCATGCCTTATTAAATCCAGTAGTCCTAAGAATTTGGTAATTAACCTCATCCTGATATCTTCTGGCATCCATCCGATATTGGTAGTTGGTGAGGATCTTATTCACGTACTGCTCACGTACCGGAACCTCTATAACAAACGGATATAGCTTACCATAAAATACTTGATACGATTGGTTGGTCAAACCATGAGACCATAAACCTATCTCCTGACTTTCACTTGAGTAGTTCTTTCCGGACTGGAAATAATGCTGGTGCTCGATATAATAATCAGGGGTGTAGGATAAATATGATTTCCACTCACCCTTCAGGCAGTTATATCCAACGGTGAACGAGACGTCCGTGAAATGGCTGGCGTCCTGTAGCTCCACCGCCTGCCCGTTCCTGTAGAACCGGCCGCCACGGAATTGGTACTCGCTCGGATTCCCTACCGGTATATAATCTTTCTTGGTTATCAGAACCCTCTTAAACCTATTATCCCAACCCATGGACAACCCTATACCAAAAAACTTGTTATCAATATCATAATAAGACAACTCAGCGTCCGTATCAGCGTTATATATCCGGCTACGGATGATCTTCATCTGAAGATGCTCCTTAAACCAGTTTCTAAGCCCCGGTGTGACCTCCGTAAGATTCCTACCATTAGAATCTACCTTAAACACCTGACCACGCCTTAAATCGACCCAAAAATGCCCAAACTCGCAACTGATCATATCCCGACTCTGGGTCCCGGAATATCCTAACGTCGTATTATTATACTCAATGCCACGAGAGGCGAAAAGCCCACCTGTCCCTAGCTCGCTATTCTCCGGGGATATTCTTTCTGCCAGCACGTCTATAGCGTTATATAGTCCTACCTGATTCTCGAAGCGAGCTAGTATTTGATCCGACTCTATTCCCTTCATGCTTATAAGCTTTCCGAACGAGGTCTTGAACTCATGGTAATCCATAGGCTTGTACGACAGCCAAGGATCGGTCATGCCGTTCTCCGACACGTCGGCGGTGCTCCATATGACGCCGTTGGGTCTTTGGTAAGCGCAGTCCCAAAAATTGCTATCATACGTCTCTGGTAATGACCTGCCACCTAACGTAAATCGATTCTTATACACAGGACTCATCTTAAACACATTACCCCTTGATATAGGGACATTACGCTCCTGAGTCCATGATATATAATCCCCCACCTCCGGATAGAACCCCTCGTAAGGCTCAGGGCCGGCTATACGGAAATTGCAATTGATCTCAGACTCCACAAGAAACTGAGGTATGCCATAGAAATATAGGAAGAAACGACCGCTAAGATACATATCTCCGGTCTTGCAAACCATCTCATAAGCGCTCTTCCGGCTAGGGAAAGAGTATAGCGATCCGGTATCCGTATCGGTCTTATTAAGATAATCCTCCCCGGTATCGTAATTAACGAAATAACGGGGATACCCGATGTTCCGATAATCATAATAAGGGAATGGTATCATGTCCCCCTGACCGAACTGAGTCAAATAAAACATAGGCATCTTCCTCTTAAGCGAGAATCTTGATATAAATACATCACCTCCAAAAACAGGTTTACGCTTATCCTTATCCATCAACCCGCAACCACCTAACGATACCCACCTGATATCCTCTATCTGCCCGTATTGAGCCGGAGAATATTTCTTTATCCTCATATAGGGGCAGGATACGAAAGATTCACGTGTCATAAAATGAGGCGTCATACCAGCCACCTCATCGTTACGAATATTACACTCATCCTGAATACGGCTGGTATCGTAACTTGAAACCAACTCCGGATATTCAAGCATATACTTATCCATACCAAATGACATGAACAATGAATGCTCACGATCGAGGTTGTTTATGATAATAGGCTTACCGCCTACGGTCTCCCCTTGCGAAGAGATATCTGTTACCGGATATAACCCGCTCTTGATATATTTAGCCGTTGACAATCCACGTAACTCTGACTCCCCTATTTTTTGGTAAAATAAATTATAATGAGCGACAGAAGTATAGTAATAAGCATAGTTCCGTCTAGGTCCCCTATCTATCAATGCCGTTAACCACTGATACCTATACTTGCCTATATCCACCACGGACTGGGCTGTGGCCTTGGCGATACCTGTAGCCAGACGGATAACCGTCAGCGCTATGCCGACAGGGTTGGCTAAAAAGAACACACCTCCACCGACATATTGCTGTGAAGCCGACTGATATGTATACTCAGCTATAGCGGATATTAAATTAGCCATAGCCTCCACCGTAGCCAATGATGTTGCCATACTATAAGCCTTACTCCCTAATATCGTCCATTTAGGGTGATCCTCCACCTCCCTGAATATACCTGAGGATTTACCTAATTGATAACCATCAACAAGGCACTCGGTGGGAGCGTCAGGCTTGTTAAAGGCAATATCAGGACTTAAGAATGAATACCAGATATTACCCTTCCTGTTAAACGGATGCGTTATAAATTTCTCACGATTAATATCCTTATAGATATACATATCATCAGACAAATCGTTGTAAGGGTAATTAGGATAAAGGTTAGCCGATCCGTCGGGATCATCGTACTTAAACATATCATAAGCCAGACCGGTCCCGATAACGCTCTTATCCAACGTCCTATCGCCCCTATACAACTCATATCCTATTATAGAATCTCTTCTAGCCTTATCTATAAGACCGTTCTCTACCGCTATATCCAGAAACTCATTAACGATATCGTCATCAAGCATCACCCCCATAGGATAAATATAGGAGTCAACTCCATATTGACCGGTCAGTTGAGACGGATTACCCATGAAAGGAGCGACAGAGTTATCCGGAAACTTGTAATGACGTATAGGTCTCTGACAAAACGTGGTTGACGTATTGGGGTACTCAGCGTTATCCCCATTACCGGTGAAATAAGACTTACCCCCAACTGATTTAGGAGACCCATAGTATTTCGTCAAAGAATCTATTATGTCCTTCCTCTTTGATCCTCCCGATGATATCCCGATCTTGCTTGAATCATACAACTCAAAATTAGCCGGATACTTATTGGCAGACTCCCAATATCCGAAATCACCGTACTGATATGGTCTGGGAGCGCAATCAGCGGGTTTATCTCCACATGAGATACATTTCGCCTCATAGGTAACAAATCTCCTTAATTTCAATTCTTTCGTGAAGAAGAACACGTATTTCACCTCCAGCGGCCGAATGCCAAAACAGAACGGGGCGGGGAAGATGGCGGTGCCGGCCGTATAGAATCCGGCAAGCTCCTTCATGTCCTGCCTCATGGCGAAACCGGTGAAGAACACGCATACCGCAGGCTCGATGCAAACATATATCTTATGGAAAGTAGTCTTGTCATCATTCCAGAACAAGTACTTTGGCATCATAAATATCTTATGATCCACGTAATTCACTATAACACCTTTCTTGGCATCATTAGCCAAAGGATTAGGAGCCACGGTACCTTCCTTGTCCGAGAAAAACGTTATACGAACCTTATTGTATGATGATGAGTCGCCGATCGGATAATTATAGTTACCCATCATCTCTATATACATAATACCGTTATCAGGATCGGATAAACCACTTATGTATTTCTCGTAATCCAACTCCACCCATCTGGCGTATGAGGATACATGTGGATAGAACTTGAAATAAGTCAAGTTGCTTCTACCGAACCAATTGGTCTTGGCGTCAATATCATTCTGCACAGACACACGACCTTCCCAGTCAGTAGTTATACCGGTATTAAACTTAGAATTATCACCATCGCCAAAAAGACACATGGCGTTCTCGATACCAAACTGACTCTCATATTGGGGAAAATAAGCCTCCATCGTATCCATTAACTGATCAAGCATCGTCTCCGTATGCTTCTTTCCTTCCCATCCGGGATATTGATACAAATATGTGCACTTACCCAATGACCTACCCCCTTGGAATGTAGGAAGTTGAACATCGTTAATAGTAGGATTCACGTGAGGATCACCTACCGAACACCCATTAGTACATATACCCTCATCATATAACTGCCGAACATTAGACATATCCTGACACAAGACCAAGGCGGAGGAGTCTATATCAGACGGGAATTTATCCTCATCCTGACCATCCAACCATTCCTGAACCAGATCTATGATATTCTTACCTCCACTGGAATAATTATCGAAATCACACAATACAGAGAATTTCCTTTGTGACTCGGCGTTACTTTGTATTAAGGTGGTAGGCTCGGTCTCCGTATAATCACTAGCCAGCTTATATGTAAAATCAATCCTAGAATCCACCAAAGAGTTTTTATCCAATATAGTCCTGGTCTCTATCCTCTCGATATCATCACATCCACTAGGGAAATCGGGAGCCTTTATACCGTCTTGATCCTCCGGCAATGATATAGCAGCGCATAACTCGTCAGTAATACCTACATTAGATTCTATGATATCACACAGGTTCTCTATATTATCAGCGATATAATCAATAGCATCATCTACCGTAACATCTTCCCCCATCGTGTTGATAACGAATTGGGTCTCTCCTACCGTGGCATATTCCTGCTCTACATATCTGAGCTGCTTGACATCTAGCTGATTCTTGCATTCTCCTCCAAAATCATCAAATCCCCAAGATGGGTCGTTTATGATCTTTGCCGTATTCTTAAACTGCCAAAGATGACGGCGGCTGTTCCCCGCGCACTGCGGGTTGTTCTCCAGCACCGACGCAGCCGACAGGTCGTCAGAGTTACCGTCCTCATCAACGATAACCTCCATCTCCTCCCTTGTGGCCGGACGAGGGATAAGCGGGAATCTAGCTGTCCTGTATCCTGTATTGGTAAAGAACCTTATACCCAACGGATATACCTCGTCACGCATGAAAGAGGCGTATTTAGAGCAAGCCACACCGTCTTTATACAGATTCTCCGTGGCTATCGATGTCTGCCATTTAACGAAATGACCCAAGAAATTAACGACCGGTTGAAGATTCCATTCATTCTCCACGGTCAATCCGTATTGAAGAAGACGATTCCCGACAGACGTCATGCCTCTGGCTGTCTTATATACCGGTATTTCCTTGGATAACTTCTCCATGGTCGTACGCTCGCTATATTGATCCGTAAGATAATAGATAGTCCTTTCCGTTATCGGATGTATACCTTCTATGAAATACTCAAGAACCGGGCTTTGCTCACCATTAAACCCAACCGTATTCTGTATAACACCTATCTTATAATGAGATACCTGCTTGTCTATATTGGATACAGTAAGGCGGATACCCATATTGGTTGACTTACCCCATAAACCATCACGGATAACCATATCTTGGCGATCGAATAACATGATTGGGTTGGTCAATGAGCAATATCCGGTCTTCTCAATCCCGAACTCATCGCACAACGCCACGCAGAACTGGTAGGTCCCGGCACGCAGGCTCCCCCCGAACTCCACGACCTCAGGCTCCACGCACGGGGCCGTCAGCAACGGGAACACCAGCAGCTTCTCGCAGGCCAGCCTACACCTCTCTATTGGTTTGTCATCCCCACATGTCTTATACCCATGATAATGATACCAAAAGTCACCATCATCATCCGGATTAAGAGCCTTATCGACCATAACATATCGCTGGGGATTATATCCATCGGTCCAGTATATCACCTTCCCGCATTTCTCGTCCTTGATCTCTATATCGAAGATCGGATGATGAATGGAGAAATTAAGACAAGGGTCATCAACCCAGTCCTCTATCAGGATCTCCATCAAATCACATATCTCATCAAAACGACCATCCGACTCCTCAAGCCTCTCGCCAAGGATACGATGGATGTCCTTTCCCGATCCAGCCAATTGATCCTCCACGGTCTTGATATAATCCAATGACCGCATGAACGTGATCTTAGACGTATTATCATCCGGATTAGATAGAAAGAAATAAGTGTTATCACCAGCTATATCATTCTTATACCCAATAACCTTATAGCCATCGAATCGCTTACATAAAAGGGTACTAGGCTCGTTCTGGATCTTAAGCTGGCTTCCATCGTCACCCTCTATGGTAGCGTTCAAGGCGAAACTATATTCAGACGGGGATAGATCCTGTGGATGCTTATCCCTATTCATCCCGGAGTCGGGAACCGCTATGTTAGAATTGTTCTGCACGATGTTATGTTTTTCGCAAAGATAACAAATCCGGCGGATAATCACTTACACGCCGGATCTTAACAAAAACTGTACGTATTATGCTAAAACATTCAAATCACGCGAATATAAAAAATCCTCCTAACTTTCACAAGTCAGGAGGAAGACTAAACACTTAAAACGTCTCGTGGTAAAGCACAAAAACATAATAATTACGAATTTCCACCCATGTAGTTCGATTGCTTATCGGCATCCTCTACAGATATGTAAAAGAAACCGTTAGTCACGTATCTCTCATTGACATCCACAAAATCAGTAGATCCTTTGTCCACTCCTTTCTTCGATCCCTCATCACACACAGCTACCAGACTATTAAAGTCATTGGAATAACCAACGACAACACCATGTATGTCACGATTCCGAGGATCGAATACGTACCTCATCTTACATCTGTCATAAGCTAACTCTAAAGAGCTTTTGCTTAACCTCTCATCTAATCCAGCACCCGCTACCAAGGCCAAAACGCTCTTTGATATATCACTCATGGTGGTATCCTTGGTCGGAGCCTTAGGCATAGAAACGCCTTCCATGACAAAATCCAACGCCTTATCTACAAGGCCATCGAAATCATCATCTCTTATATAATCCTTAAGCACCTCCAGTATATATAACCGGACATGGAGTTCGTTATTTACATCATTTAAAGTTATCATGATCCTAGTTTTCGGCAAAGCTAGATTATTCCCACGCAATAAAAGATCAAATATGTCATAAGTGAAGGATTAAAAAAATAAAAAAACTCTCCTATCCTCACGAACAAGAGAGCCGATGTGTTTATATTATGAAGAAAAATCTATTCACCTATTCTTACAATACAGTCACGAGATTCCTTGTTATAGATCATCGTGCCTACCTTAGAATACAAGGTCTTTATATTTTGCCAATTATCCTCACCATGAGCGGATACGTTGGTAGGGGCATCACCGGTATAAACCTCCTCGCCTCCGATATTGACAAAATCATATCCACGTTTCTCCATAGAACCGCCCTTATATGCCGTGAACCTGATAGTGACATTACCTTTCTCACGACCACCATACCAGTTACCGTATATACTACACCTGATCTCAAGAGGTAATTTATCATAATTATCGCCATCCAACAACGGCCCCATCTGGATCAAGGCGGCCTCATTACCTGATTCCATGTTATCACCACCGTGGATAAGATAATCACCTACCCGCTCCTGCGTGGTCTGGTACTGTTTACTCCAACCAACCAGCTTGCCGTCCACGTCCGGGAGGCCGGTGTTATCGAAACCGGTAGCCGTGTCAAAGTCAATGCCGTCCTCGTCAGCCCAGATATACCTAAGCACAAGGTAATCGAACTCCGGGATGATCACCACCGGGACGGACTCCTGCCTGCACACGAACGTCTTCTCCTCCTTGGTTCCCTCTTTTATAACCTTGTACGTTACCTGACGTATCTCGCCAGTCTCATTAATATCAGCGGTAACTTTAACCTCAGCGGGACCAGTACCACTTGTCTTATCTAAATGTATCCAATCATTTTTCTTTGCCATATTATCTTTTTTTCTTTTTAAAAAAACGTATATTCGCGTCATAATCGCGGGGTGGAGAAGAGGTATCTCATTAGGCTCATAACCTAAAGATCGAGGGTTCGATTCCCTCCCCCGCAACTAAACCAATTTGATATACTTATCAAAAGCATTGGGCCACATCCGCTCACAAGACAACATCCTTCTCCTATTATCCTCAGCCAGCTCCCGATAATCATTTAACGTGATCATCGACATCTTAAGCTCCTTCATAGCCCTAGCGAACTTACCCGGCTCCTGCTGAGCATATAATTTATAAGCGTCACCAGCGCCTTGTATCAAGCCATTCACGGCGGCATTCTCGAAGATCTTCATCTTGATATACGTCTCGACATAATCCTCAAGGTATCCTAACGCCGTTTCAGGTATATATGGGAGACCGTCATCATCCTTGGGTGTAGCACGATATATGATATAAATAAATCCATCAAACCCTGTATACATAGTATTGCCGGATATAGTTATATCATAATTATCCCAATCGTACTTATCCCGATACTTGTCGGCGGCGCAATCACGCCTCAGTCCTCGACCTATAGACAGCCTTACGGGATGATGGTAATGAAATCGAACCTCGTGAGACCCGATATATATCCTCTCCGTGATCGTCTTCTCAAACTCCTCCTTACAGCACTCGGTGCAGGAGTTCCAACGGAAACCGCGCTCGGTGCGCTCGACCCAGCCGATCTCGTGTTGGAGGTCAGCCTTGGCCTTGTCGCCGCCCGGAATCTCACAGACAAGAGGCTCACACCTATAGGCATCAAGCATGTCGAAAAAATCAGAAGGCAATACCGCCTGTTTGTTGCTGGTCTTGACAACCGCCTCGGACATGACCGCTATAACACCCCCGAACCTTTTCAAGGCGATCTCAGCCCATCTATAAACAGACGAGGTATCTATAGCCCCGCTATCATCGTATTTATGTAAATCGGCCTTGATCTCGGCCAACAACCCTTTTATAGTCATATTCAAGTCTTTTGCACAAAGATATGTATTTGAATCCGTGATACAAAAAAAATCCAGTCTACCCTCACGGGCTAACTGGATCACAAAAAACTTCTACAGCTTGTAAACCCATTTAACCCCAAATACCTTACTCTCCGACTCAACCTCCCGATACAAGAACTTATATCTCCTACCTGATTCCATAGCCAACCTACATTCCTTATTCAAGGCCGGAGAGATATATAGATGAAAATACTTATTCCTAGGCATAAAATCCATACACGTATGGACGTAAGAATATCCACCCGTCCCACGCCTATTAATAGTACCGGTAAGTTTATTCAGATATATCTTGCGGTTAGGATTAATCTTATGACATAGATAACCGATGTTGTTTATATAAACCCCTCCCTCATCCTCCAGATACCTATCACGTATGACTTTCCAGATCAACGACTGGCACTCAAGGATATCATTCTTATCCACGATCGTATGCTTCCTCCTTTTCCCGTTCTTAGACATAATAGATCTATAGAATCGAAGAAAGTATTGATCAAGTATTTTAAATGACTTTGTTTTCATGTCGCAAATATAATAATTTCATCCTTATTCAAGAAATATTTGATAAGTTTTGGTGTAAGTGTAACGGTGATAAGGCCGCACTTACCGCCGCAGCACAGGCTGACGCACAGAGACTAGCGCAGGAAAAAGCCAACGCTATGGAGTGCGATTGTCCCAAAACATGGAGCGCTAGTGTAACGACGTCTAGCGGAAGCGGGAAGACGATAAATTACACCATACAATATAATAATCCATGTGGATCGGAAAAGACGTCTAGGATGACTATAGGATACAAAAAAACGAATGGTCAATGGGAGTATGAGACAAGAATAGTTCCTATTCCTTCCGGATCAGGAACTTTCTCTGATTCTACAACAACCAACTACGGGATATCATCTAGAGCTTATGCTTATTATGAGGATGGTCAAGGAAGTGGATCTTGTTGACAATAAAAAAAGGAGAGGCTTATATAGTCTCTCCTTTTTGTTACGATTAGATGAATCTAAGATCTTTCCTCCTAGTATGATTCAATATCCTACTAATATGTCTGGTACTTAATCCTGTTCTTTCCTTTATCTTATCATAGATATAACCCTTGGATACGTAAGCCGACATATCTCCTAGATCTTTTATGATCTTGTCATACATATCATGCACCTCATTATATCTTATGATTGAGCTATCCCTCATCCCTCTTTCACCTATACCATCAACTATGGCATCATTGAAACCGAAGAAATTAATTATTGATCTTATTATATCCATTATCACTGAATCTTTTGAGTTTTCTTGTTAATATCCATATCCGGATTCTCGTCCGTAGGAATCTGCAATTTGGTTATCGTCTCTCTTAACGTCTCTGAGACAACATATTCTAGTAGCTTGTCAGGACATATGAAATCATAATCCCATTGAGATGTACATGGCTTATCTTTTTCAGCTCCACATCCCCCTAGCTCTAACGCCGCTTTTCTGTCGAGAGTTATAAGATCAACATTTATAGCCTCTATGTTAATATCTGGTATATAGATATATCCATCATTGACATAATAATAGTATTGATCTATATTCCCGTATTTACGTTCCTTGTTGTTAGCGTATTTTCTTAACGATATGGAGGTAAATATAATATCATCCATGATGTTTGATACTTTGATGATAGCCGGACCTATACGGGTATATATCATATCGGGCAATCTTTTCTTGGATCTCATAAGTATCCTGCATAACTTAAACTCATCAAAGCAACAATCTACCTTACGAACCCTCTCCATTTCCATGCAATTAATATGAGTATACAGCGATTCCTCGCCGAACAAGGTTCCATCAGCATACTTCTGGGCTATATAAGACCTTGCTTTTTGCCTGCCTATGGACAATATCCATCTTCTACTGACATGAGCGTCCTTATTGATGGAGTTCATGTCATTCATGATCCTAGATACAAATTCTGAATTTTTCATGCATGAAATACTAAGGAGGGGATATACCCCTCCGGTTATTACTTCTTTTTCTTAACCTTGCCTCCACATTTCAGTTGAGGTTTCTTTTTCTCGGAGACTTTGCCTCCTTCTGCCATCTTCTTTTTCTTAGCACATACCATAATCTTACTTTTTTAATGTTGGTGATACAATATTAGTCATTTCTATCGAAAATAGAATAAACAAGGTTGATGAAACTACCAACTTACCGCCGCGGCACAGGCTGACACACAAAGACTAGCGCAGGAAAAAGCCAACGCTATGGAGTGCGATTGCGTGGAGCCAACAAAGACGTGGTCATGGTCGGTATCTATGAATAATGATTGCATGAGCCATGAACAACTTGTCACATCAAGAGGATTTACGATTACGTATAATAATCAATGTGGTAGATCTATATCTGGTTCTGTGAGTGGTATAGGATATACACAAAACGGAGAAGAGCAGGTCAATAGCGCTAGCTTTACAATTCCCGCAGGATCCGGGACCAAGAGTGGAAGTGTATATTTTAGCCGAGAAGTGGTATGTGGAGGTGTAACAATCTCTGGTCATGATTCAGGTAATTGTTGACAATCACTGCTGTTATGGTTTTTAATAAAAAGGAGAGACTTATTAGCCTCTCCTTTTCCATTACATATCAGGATCTTAACAGTCCCCAGATCCTCCCCCAGAAACACTTATAGACCCACATTGTACTCCTGAATCAAAACCTATGACACCAGTTTTTTTACCAGACCCAGTAGGTATACTTACGGAAGTACTTCCAGCCGTAACAGTTTGCCCATTATCATTCCTGCCAGTAACAGTTACAGTTATTGATTTAGATGATCCACATTGATTATTGTAAGACACTTCATAGGAGCACCTTAATGCAGATGTAGAACCAGACAGACCATTACAAGGATCACCGCTCAGCATAGCGTTGGCGCTCCACGTCTTTGTTGGCTCCACGCAATCGCATCTATCGGCCTGCGCTAAGCCATTAGCGTAAGAGATACCATCGGATTGTAGGTTATTGTCGGCTATTCTGTTTGCCTCGTCCTTGGTGCAGGCGGTGTATTTACCAGCGATTTGCTTATAACTGATAGTCTTAGGAGTACAGTTGCTAGGACAGTTCGTAGCCTTGACATTTCCCCATCGGTCATCATTGCCAACCTTAGAAGGACATATCCTAGCATCAACTAAATTTTGTAATGCATCCTTGTACTCTTTATACTTGTTATAAGCTTGTTCACTAGCCAGATTCGATGAAGAAGCACAAAATTCACCAGCGCTAACCACCTTAATAGGGCTATCAGGAACACATACATCACCGCATTCGCCCGAACATCCCTTACATACCTCATTGGTATAGACAGTGTAGTCATGTGGATTACAGCAATGTTTACCACCATTCTGCCAATATCCTGTAGGATCGCACTCGCTAGAATAATGCTCCTCGCTATTACCATTATTACACCTGCTATTATCCATATGATATGTATTATCACACCCGCATCCACAAGATCTCGAATCGGACTCAACCAACTCATCTTGATTTGGGGCTGAAGAGCAAGGATTGGTCTGATTCCTACTCCTACGATAATCGCATCCACTACAATAGTAATTCCAATCATCATAAGATGGGGTATCATCGTCATCGGCGCAATCACCATTCTTATTAGCGTAAGCTTGAGCGGCGGTCTTAGTCGCCGTATCATTCTTGAAAGCGTTTTGAACCTTGCTGTCGGCATCCGCCTGAGATACGGTAGATGTCAACGCTGACAACCCTAAGGCGCTATAAGGAACGGATAGAGCGACACCATGTTTACATGTACCACAATTATCCTTATAAAATGTAGCGCTTCCAGTACCGGTCCATACACAAGTTCCATGTTGGTTAGCGTAATCCTGTCCCTTCTGGTCTAAGATCTGCTCGGCCTTGCTTCTGGCATCAGCCAAAGAAACCTTGCTGGTGATAGGCGTACCGCCGTTAACCTGCGTAGAGGTCACTGTTATTCTCTGACCAACCCCGCTTCCGGCGCAATTGTTCCTATAGAAGTCACGGCTTGCCACGTAAGTCCATGTACATCCTCCATTCTTATTGGCGTAAGCCTGACCATCAGATCCACGAACCGCGTTCTCAGCCTTCTTGTTGGCGTCAGCCAAGGAAACGGTGGAGGTGTACGGGTGTCCCGGAAGCTTGCTGCTGCTTACGGATACCATGTCTCCTACGCCGCCATCAGCGCAATTGTTCTTCCTAACCTGACCGGTATAGCTTCCTGTCCACGTACAAGTACCCTTCGAGTTAGCCACGCTCTGTCCCTGAGTCGTAACAGCCGCCAATGCCTTGGCGTTAGCGTCAGCTTGGGACACACATGACTTAAACTTACCATCAGAGCTAGGACTTGGATCCGTAACATCATTCTGAGTTACGGTAACAGAGCTTCCAACTCCACCATCCGCACATTGACGGGTAAAGGCCTTGGATGCCGTACCAAACCAGAAGCATGTCTTATTACCACCAGCTATATACCGCTCTTGATTATCAGGATCAGTATAACAGGTATTGGTGTTACGTTGATGTAATTGAGAGATACAGTCCTTACATACGGTCTCTATAGTCTCCCATACCGGTTGCTCGGTCTTCGTATGGCACGTATCATCATAGTTCTTGTTGACGAACGCCTGACCCATTCTGTCGATATAGGCCTTAGCCAAAGCGTCTGCCTCTTCCTGAGAACGGGTTGAGGTAAAGAACTGACCCATAAGATCCGGGGTTACGGTGATAGGATCTGCATACTGACAAGTAGGACACTTAGGAGTGAACTCCTTGCTATAATTACCGACATATATCTTCAACTCATCACAAGTACCACGATCGTTAGCTATAGCCTGACCTTGCGCCTTGACAGCGGCCTTGGCAAGCTCATCGGCGGCGAACTGGCTCTCGTATGAGTAGAATGGGCCTCCGGTTACATCAGCCTCAGTAACGGTAACTGAAGACGGGATAAGACCGGACGGACAGTTATTCTTCTCGAACGCCTCACTATAATGACCGGTATATTTAGGAGCCTCATGACAAGTACCTTGTTCATCGGCGATCTTCTGACCTTGATTCATGACAGCAGCCATAGCGACTAAGTTAGCCTCATCCTGCGATACGCAAGACTGGAACGGATGACCTTCCACCATATCTTGTGTCACGGTGAACGGATTTCCTACCTGATTAGCGCCACAATTGCTCTTCGTGAACTCGAAGCTAGCCTTACCGGTATACATAGTGGCGTTAGAGCAAGTACCCTTGGTGTTAGCCAAAGCCTGTCCTTGAGCCTGTACGGCGGTCATAGCCATAGCGTCAGCGGCGGTCTGGGAGTCGTTAGACTGGAATGGATGTCCTTCTACCATATCTTGGGTGATCGTCACCTTAGATCCGATCTTACACTCACCACAGTTGTTTCTCGTGAACTCCAAGGAAGCACGGCCGGTGTACGTACAAAGGGCGTGGATATTGGCAAGAGCCTGTCCTTGGGCGTCAACGGCGGCCTTGGCCTTGTTGTTGGCATCCTCCTGTGATACGGTAGACGTGAACGGATAACCGTCAACCATCCTATCATTTACCGTATAAGTACCACCAGCGCCAGTACCACAATTGTTACGGGTAAACGTACGTGTATAAGTACCGGTATATACAGGCACCTTCTCGCACTTACCTTTCACATTAGCCACATCCTGACCTTGAGCCTCGACGGCGGCCTTAGCCTTATTGTTGGCGTCTTCCTGAGATACGGTAGACCTGAAATCTCCTGTCACCATAGTCTCATCCACGACAACCTTGGTGCCGTATTGGGTCTCATCACAGTTATTACGAGTGAACTCCTTATTATACCTACCGTAGTAGATCGTCTTCTCCTTACACTCACCTTCTAGGTTGGCTTGTTGCTGGGCGTTAGCCTCAAGATCGGCCTTAGCCTTATTGTCGGCATCCTCCTGAGAGATAATAGAGAAGTACTTACCAGCGGCTACAACATAAGTATAAGGTTGACCGATATGGAACTCATCGCAATTGTTTCTAGTGACTGTCTTCTCCATCCTTACGTTATAGTAGACGTTAGTCTGACAGTCGCCACGCTCGTTGGTGATAGCCTGACCTTGCGCCTCGACAGCGTCCTGCGCCAGCTTGTTGGCGGCATCCTGCGATACCGTAGAAGTGAACGGATATCCAGAACACATCTTCTCGTCCACAGTGAAGTCAACAGGAGTAGAACCCTCAGGGCAGTTGGTTCTCTGGAATACCTTAGAGTACGATCCGGTAAATACCGGTATCTTCTCACAGTTACCCTTGATATTCGCTATATCCTGGCCTTGAGCCTCGACAGCGGCTTGGGCTAGGCTATTAGCGTCTTCCTGAGACACGATGGATCTGAAGTCCCCTGTAACCATCGTCTCATCGACAACCACATCAGTACCGTATTGGGTGGAGTCACAATTGTTACGGGTAAAGGTCTTACTAAACTTACCATAATAGATATTCTCCTTAGGCTTACACTCACCCTCCAAATTGGCTTGTTGTTGACCGTTCTTCTCAATATCCTCAAGAGCCTTCCTATCGGCGTCCTCCTGAGAGATGGAAGATACGTACTTGCCCTCAGGAATGATATAAACATATTCCTGACCGTCACTGAACTTATCGCAATTATTACGTATAAACGTCTTTCTCTGCTCCTCGTTATACCAGATATCGGTTATACACTCACCATGCTCGTTGGCGTATTTCTGACCGTTCAGGGCTATATCCTCCATAGCCTTGGCGTCTGCGTCCTCCTGCGAGATAAACGACTTGTAAGTCCTTTCCTCGACCGTATACAACACCACCGATCCATGTTGGTTGGCCAGACAGTCATCCTTGGTGAACGGCTGAACCATCTTGATATTATAATAAACGGGCTTGGCGTCCTGAGCTATCATATACTCCTTGACAATATTACCGTCCTTTGACGTTATACGGAACTTAGCCGTACAGATCTGACCGGTATAATTAGCCTTGTATACGATATTAAGCTTATTATCGCCTACCCCATGGCTCTTGTCGTTAATGGCAAAGCAATTACCCTCAACGCAATTCTTATCTATTTCCCTTGCCACGTTATTAAAATTATTCATCTTATTAATTAGATTAATATTTATATCACAAAATGTTTACTCTAACCGGGTTAAACGCAAACCCACTATCGATTATCCTACTGACGTAAGAATCACCGAATACTTTTCTCCCAATTCCAATAGCTCCATTGATATCAGCGTTAATAAGCTTTCCGATAGAGCTTTGGAATAATCCACGTTTCTTTCTTTTGCCAAGATAAACATCATGCTTACCTAACTTTTCAAAAGCCAGATGATCTACTTTAGAAGTATAGGACTCCTCGTGAACCTGAAGGATGATTCCAACTAATTTACATTTGTAGGAAATTTTGTCTATAAGTCTCGAAAATGGGATCTCAACGAATTTCTGGTTTATTTTCTTACCGAGATTGATATCGTTTTTCCAGCCTTTGTTCAAACCTATCACAAGACTTCCGATATTGTTATCAATACAATAGTTAACAATATATCTACTAACCTTGTGAATCTTGTCATCAATCCAAAAATTCCTGTAATTGTTTAACTGTCTTAATCTCTTTGAAGTTCCCTTATCGCCAATATATGACATCAATCTAGCTCCCTTCTTATTATACCACCGATTGAAGGATTTTATAATCTTTCCGTTTACAATGAAAGGATTGATACCTACATTGCTTATACATGTACATAAATTATTCAATCCCAAATCAATCGAAAGAACATTATCCTTATCAAGATTAATATCCTGTTCCTTCTTCTCATAAATAACCTCAACCACATAGCATGTAGCTTGAGGGACTATCCTAACCTGACATAATTTGCTATCTCCTATTTTTGTTTTGATTGGTGGAATTACACTCTTGATAAAATGAATACATCCATCATCCTTAAGCCTGCAAGAAGAAGTCGTAAAGACTACCATATTCTGCTTCTTGCCTCGTTTGTACTTCGGCAATTTAGGTTTGGACTTAAACTTTGAAGGATTATTTTCATATTCCTTCTTTGATCTGATCCAAGACCTTATCGACGAGAAGACTTGGGCTATGACTTGCTGGGACACAGCAGCAGGTAAATTTCTGAAATCAATCTGATTCTCCTTACAAAGTTTGGTTGAGAACTCATATTCCTTTAGATAGTTACCATCGAATATCCCTTGCCTGACGTTGAAAAGAACATAATTGTACAACAACCCGGATTTGAGGCAGATATCCTCAAACCGGTTGTCTTTTACTATATGTCTCTCAACTAATTTCATTTTAATATCTTATACTATAAATATAAACATTGTGTATGAAATAAACAATTTATTCAATCATGTCAATTCTCCTCTATTCTCCATGAAACATCATCTCCGGCCTCTACCCTCACGATTTGGGTATCACCATCCTTATTAAGCGTCAACCTTTGCGGATCCACGTTGAAGGGTGGTTCCGGTTCCGGCTCACTACCATCACCGCAAGTGCAACATACCAGCTCGATATCATACTCGGTATTGGACTTGATATCGATGACAACCTGACCGTTCTCGCTAGTCACGTTATCGAAGTCATGATCAAGTATGATATAAGGTATATCATTAGGCTGTTGATTGATATTAACAACCTTACCGTTCAAGACAAACATCTCATGATGTTGTTCGTTATCCATATTCTTAGGCATAGCTATGACAAAGCTAGCCTCATACAAATCAGTGGCTCCGGGATCCTCAGGATCGGCATACACTATATATCTGCTATCCTCTTCCGGGACTTTCATGGATAAGCCGTTCACGTTCATGGATACTATATAGGACTTGCTCACCGAGCCACCAAGGGTAAGGCAGGAAGCCTTGACCGAGGCGGAGTTGAGCTTGGCGTTGATGGTCGCCGTCCCGCCCTCCATGTCGAACATGACACTGGTAGGATCCACGCTTACCCGCTCTATACCCTTCTGGGTTATAGTAGCGAGCTTCGTAACCTTGCCTTTCTCGACCGCCACGTAAGTCTCCCTAGGCAACCTACCCATCCATCCCGGCTCTACCTTGATAGCCACCTTGTCTGGCCCGGTACCGGAAATCTTGTCGTAGGACACCCATGAGGAACCTTGCTCGATCTTAGCAAGAATATCTTTTAAATTATTCATATCATTCCGCTTGAGTTATAGTCCATTTATCACTCTTACCTACGATAATCTTAAGAATCTGCTCGCCACCCTCAGGAGGATACTCGAAGTTAGTAGGCTTAATCTCAAACACGCTGGCGCCACCACAACCAAGATCGCAGATCATGTCCGGCAACCATCCCTCCTCGAAAAACCGTTCTATAAGCTCCCTGACAGCCTCTGAAAAAGAGTCAAGCTCTAACCTGTCTACGGGAAGAGATCCCTTCTTGAGGGTCTCACCACATACCCAGCCGTCACACTCGGAAGCCAAGACCGTATCGTACACTCTTTTAGCCATAACATGAGGTATTTAAAATATTACTATTCAATGTAGTATATACGATATTAACATCAGTGAACTCATCACCCATGCAATATTTCTTCTTAAACTTAACGGACCTGCCAGAAACGACATATCCGTCATTAGGGACGATAGTACCACAATAGGTAACACTGAGCACATTCAACGGCTCGTATCTTAATCTGACAGCTTGAACGCCCTTGAACGAGTCACGCTGTATGGACGCCGTGGCGCCAGATACGGCAACCAGCTTCCTTACCAGAGACTCGATTACGCTATTCATGCTATCACCGTTCCTGATATCCGCCTCAGGGAACGACTGACCGTCATATATGATCTGGGAACTGTAGATACTGCACTCGTCCCCCGGTCTATATTCCGGCTTACATGGATTACAATTACTTCTCATATCAAATCAATTTGTTGATCATTCTTCTTAATTCAAGTATCTCGGCATCCCTATCCCGTATAGCCTTTATCATAGCGTTAAGGGTATCGGACATATCGCAATTAGGGGATAATCCCAATGATTCCACACGTACCTTATCACCGGGGTAAATACAATCGGTACTCATGTACGTAGAGCACGGTACTTTCGTGTCGTCTACAGTAGGTCTGTATTGTTTTTTGTTGCAACCGTTCATCACCAAACCTCCTCTTCAGTTCCGCTATCCCCGCCGCTACCACCGGCGTTGACAAGCTCGTTTATAATCCTCTTCAAATCCAGAACCTCACGATGGTATAAATCTATCTGCTTATCCCTAGACGCTATAATACGCCTCAATGAGTCTATAACGACAGAGATATCAGTACCTTTCTCTATACCATCCACCACCAACTCATCGCCTGAGTACAAGACGCATTTATCATACAAGGTTATAGGACATCCATAACCAACACAAGGTTCGTCCTGACAATCCCGATCGCAAGGATCACAAGGATCGTTAGGGCATTTATTAAGAAACCTATCTATCTTAACGCCATGACAACACTCTTCGGGACGTTCCCGTGAATGATCATGACAACAACCGCCTGAATTACACATATGAATAATATTAATGTTTTTAGCAAAGATACTTATTTGGTTTAATAATAAGACAACAAGGCGCATGAAACAATAGGAGGTAGAGACCATAAGCCCCTACCTCCAAACACTAATCTATAAATTATGGAAAAACAAAAAAAGGCATTATCACCAATAACACTGATCTTCTTGATCGATATTCTCAATCCATTTCTCGCACTCAAGATTAAGGTCAGCATGTTCCTGTCCCTCTACCATCAAGACCTCACGAGCCTTGGCGTTGGCATCCTCAACCGATATCCATGACCTAAACCTGTTGGCTTTGATAGAGTAATATACTTTACCGGACTTATATCCGAATGGACATATCTTCTCGAACCAATCACCGATCATAGTATTATAGAATACAGGTGAGCAACTACCCTCGGCATTAGCCTTCTCCTGACCTTCTTTCATGAACTTCCTATAGGCTAACGTATCGGCGTCTATCTGGGAGATATCGGATATGACAGCTCCAGCTGGTAATTCATATACAATACCTTCCTTGCCTGATGTGCCAGCCTCGCAATCGTTCTTGTAAAACAAGCCACGAAAAGGCTGTGAGGCCCAGTCCTCGCAGCAAGCCCCGACGGAGTTGGCCTCCCCCTGCCCGATCCGTCCAAGCTCCACCCTAGCCTTATCATTGGCATCTTTCTTGGATACGTAAGAGACAAACCTACCTTCCTCTATACATACCTGCTCCTTGGATCCCTTACCGCTTACGCAATTGTTCTTGATAAACTCATCGCATACCTGATCATTATACCATACAGCCGGTATTATGTCGGCATATGTATTGGCGTAGTCCTGACCGTTGGCTTTGATATCATCCTCAGCCTTGTTGTCAGCCTCCTCCTGCGTATCGCCAAAATAGACGTTGGCCGGGACCCTGTAGTCAACAGAGCCGCCCACGTACCCGGCAGGCGGGTTGTTTCTGGTGAACGTCCGAACTATTTCTTTGTTACCGTATATCATTGTGATTCACTTTGTCGCAAATATAGATATTTTACCGATATGAGACACATAACCGTAAATGCAAATATGCAGTTACCTGATTATCAGTTTTTGGGCAAAAATGGAATTAATTATCCCAATGACTAAATGACTCCGATCCGGCAAAAACGCCATAATCCCTGAACATGCCTCCACATAATATGAAATCGCTTTTCTTACTACCGTTTATAGATGACAATATATACCGGTAACCCTTTCCTGTTATATAGATAGTCCTTGCATATACAACCTTTCCGGATTCCGTACATATATTCTTATCCCGATAATGAGCAAATCCTTTCTTTACGGCGTTAGCCGTAATCTCCCAATCTCCATTAACCTTGATCCTTTTAACTATTATCTTTATCTTAACAAGAAAATCTCGTAAACATTTATCGCTTATAATTATATCATTCTGCTCAAGCTTCTTGGCTAAATCCCTTACCAGCAAATCTGACTCTCCAGACATGATAAACGACTCTGAAAATTTTATATCCTCTTTCTTCGACTCAAGAACCTTAGCCATCTCCTCGGCTTTGGCCCTCTCCTCTAACGCCAGCTTCTCGGCGGCTACCCTGCCACGATATTCCTTAGCCCAAGCCTCAGCAGCGGCGGGAGGATCATTAAAATCAGGAATCACGCATTTGCCTGTAGTGAGAAGCTCTTTAATTCTGTCCAAACACCATAACCTAAAATCAACGCTAAGCCACTGAGCGAAATCCAAAGCCAGATCCTCACACATCCATGTGCCAGGATTAACCGTACCCCTGATAATCGTAACAGGCTGAAAATCAGCATTACCATATTTTCTGGTAATGGCATTAATTAACTCATTTACAGAAGATAACGATAAATAATCATTTGGTCTCTTTTTAAACGGCTTCGCCATTTCGGTAGCATTCACATAAGTGATACCGTTCTCTGTTTTGAAAGTTATATCATTACCATTGTAGCTAAATATTGTAGATAATCCGTTTTCGTTGGATTTAGACGCCAAAATCCTACTACTATTATTCATAGAATCATTGGAAATAATTATATTTGCACTCATAATAAATAACCTATGTCCATTACATCGTGAGATATGATGGACATGCAAAAATAGCCAATCGAATCGTCTATGACAAATCAATTGGCTATTTTTTATATCTAACACATAAAGATATCTTACAACTTACAAGAGTATCTATCTAACCTACTTATTTAGAAGACTCCTTACAAATTGGATACTTGATTTACAGTAGCTTAACATCTAGCAATACATCATAAATCAATATCTATACATCTGATTATCACCAATGTCGATTTTTCTCCATTGGCTTATCATCCATTGCAAATCTTATCCTCAATAGCATAAAGAACTTTCGCTACGGTCTTATCGCCACTTACCTTCACGCAAGACTCACCAAGATCCCTGACATCTATAGCCTCCCTAATACGGGTAAGCTCGTCATATATCTCCTCTATCACGTCAGAGATCATAACGCACTCATCAGAGTCCTTATGCTTTGACCACTCTGGTAGATCACCCTCATAAGGTACGCAAGTGGACGGAGTTATATGTGAACAATTATACTTTCTCATGCCAGCAACTTATTAACACGTTCCTTTAACGATCTTACCTCATCCGGACATAACCCGCAATCATTATCACATAATGACCTTTGCAGACGAATTATCTTACCCCAATAGGATATATCGGGCTTATTCCCGATCCTGTACCTATGATATCTCATGTATCTACCCCATTGACAAGACAGCCATTCATCTACGACCTTACATAGATCTAATCTATCAAGGTTTGATATAGATTGCGCGCCCATCTAGTATCTCCTTTCTCATTTCCTGTACCTCCTCGTCAGGCGGGCATCCATATGGCAGGTTCTTGATCCACTCACGGATCTTCTTCTGCATGTTGAGATAGACGATACCCACGTCACCTATGGTACGGGTCTGTTTGTATATGCTCACCACGTCACGCTCCATGGTCTTCAACGGATCAAGCATAACCATACAACCAGCGGTGCTTCTAGAAGCATATTCCCTATCACTAATAACGGTGGAAGAAACACGATTCATCATGCTTCTCTCAATTCTTTCCCTCTCGGCCTTTAACGCCTTTTCCTTACAAGTATTACAACCCATAATTATATCTTTAAAATTCAACAATCCACGCAATTAGTAGCCATCTCAAGAAGCTCTCCGACACGATCAATGATCTCATGAGCCGCCTCTATATTATCCAACCTCACATTAGCCTCTGCTACAACCATAAGCGTCTCCATCTCCTGTATCTTATTTATAAGATCCTTATCCTTATCCTCGCATAGGATATCAGTCTTAATCCATAGCCGATCAAGACGTCTGCGTATAAGATCCGTCTTAAGATACTTGCGACTGAAGTTGTAAGTAGAAGGGCTACCTATGATCTTGATATCATATATCCCATCAGGTAGATCAAGGTACTTGACATTACAATCATCGTAATTAAAACAATTGAGACCTAGTGTTAGGCTGGTAAAGGTATTGACCTGATTCTTGCCAAGGAACAACGTAACGGGGTCGGACATCCCAGGGGTAGTGATCTCGATGATCGCCTTCCTGTCCTCCAGCAGCCCCCACTCGGACTCATCCAGTACCTGCAATACCTTTGGATCACGTGTCTCTAGCACCTGAAATGACAACCGAATATCATTCATATTAACCTTCTTATCGTACCTACACAAACTATCGTCATAACGAGCCTGCATATCAAGATCCGGGATATCGGTATAATATGTCTTGACCTCATGACCGTTGATAAATACCGATGTTATCTGGCAAACATGAGACCTAGCGACATCAAAAAACACCATCCTTACATTACCCTCATAATCAACGCCCGATGTCGGGTATGTCAATATCTGGGTATTATACTCACCATCGTTACGTCTAGCCACGACAGTAATAACGATAGGTTTCTCTATATCATAATCATCCATGATAATCCTTGCGGCAAACTTATCATGAATTATCTTCGGTATGATATTTATCTGATTCATCTTTACTACTTTTAAGCAAAGATACAAAATAGGGTCATACCAATACAATAAATCTACTTTAAGATAAACCCTAAGGCATTCACTATATCATCACGATCATCAATAAAACCTTTGTCAATCATCATAGAAAGCAAATCAGTAAGAGTAAAAAAACCATAATCGTCAACATACGGTCTACTTAACAAAACAAACAATATAGATATTATGCGAGTGTCTTCCTTGGCAATATCAAATAGCTTCAGCATGTCATCTGACATATAATTCCCTACATTCAAACTTACCATGTCGGACAATGGCAGATAATCAATATTCCCATCACCACTATGAATAAGATTGCTACAATAACTCAATATAGGATCAACGCTATCATCATAATCATCAGAATCGCAATTGACATAATCGACAATTAAACGCATCACCTTATCTCTCAAATAGAGAGAAGAGCATTTAATAGCCAAATCCTTAACATCCCCACCATCATATTCCCCAAGAAGCTCTATCATCATAAATATATCCACCCATATCATAGACAGTCGTTCGTCAACAACATACATGAATGTGCCAGAATCCATCAAATCTTTGACTATATCTTCAGATTCATCTAAAGAATCAAATAATGATGATACTTTAAAAAGTTGCTTCTTATCATCAAACACCGTATAAAAGTCATGTGATTTTATATTAACCATAATATCATAGATTAAAATTGTTAGACAAATGTCGCAACTCAATATAATCATCAAGGAACGGGGTGCTATTATCAGGAATCCACACATCATCAGACAACGCGGCCATGCCAAACTCATCAACTATCTCATCTCCAGACACATCATCATAAACCTTGATGCCAAAGATCTTAATCCTTTTGACCTTGCCAAAAGCGGACTTGACTTCCTTTATCTTCCTATCCAACTTCCTCACCCCATCGACGAACTCGGAGAAAGTGACACCACGCTCATCTAAATAACTCTTTATAGCCCTCTCTATGGTCTTGATGCTGACATTTCCAAAGCCCTTCTTCCTGACCTTATTCTGAACCTTTTCCTTAAAAGAGATACTAACTCCATTGCTCTTAGAGGACACGAAATCCTTAAGATCGCATTTCCTGATCGAATCCATCGAATCATAAACAACACGCTTGATGTCCTCCGAGCGCTTCCTGTTACACTCATGAGCCTTATAGGTCGGATTGTTTATATTTTGCTCGTCCTCTAGCTTGTGGTAGTCTAAAGGACACCTATCCCAATAATAATACCTAGCCTTATTGCTATGCACGAAGAGATCAGGATGCTCTTTCTTTGCCTTTCTCACCATAGCATAATAGCCATGGACGATAGCCACGTTCACGTAACTAAGCAGAAGCCACCTGGCAAGCCTTACCTGATAGGCGAGATTATCGCCACCAAGACGTTGATGCTTGATATAATAGCGCACTATCTCATCAACAAAATAGTAAAACCATTTGATATTGTACTGTACTCCTAACACCCTGAACCTTATAGGATCAAGGCATATAATAAGAAGACCTATCAGTGTCTCCGATATCGGCTTCTCTAGTATCTCTGATTTGGATGATGATTGACGCTTTATCCTAGGGTTATCGCATCTGGGATCAGCGTTGTCATTAAGCAAATAAGGCAGGATAACCTTGCCAGAATCCCTCCTAAAAGCCCTATTTCCTTCTGACATCCTCTTTTTTTCTGAGAAAGATGCTGATTGATCAAAAATAATGCCTAACTTTGCCATGATCAAAAATAATTAATTATAGTACAAAGGTACTATAATATTTGTCATTTCAAAATAAGTGCTTGTGAAAGTACTTATTTTTTTTGCCCATACCCTTGATTTTCCTAACCATCCCATGGTCGAAATTGAACTTAGACACTGCGTAGGGAGGCTATCGTGCCGATAATCTCTAAAGAAGTAATTTGTTTTTCACCTCTATTCTTTTTACTAATCAACTTTTTGATAAAAGACCCCATCAAAGCATTTTTCCTAAGCATGACAATTTTAGTAGGAGGTTGCGACTGGAAGGAGCAACCGGGTTAAAAGGATGATGTCTGACATAATTTTAATCGTCTAAATTTTCACCAAAAGGAAATTATCAGAATGAGGATGATGGCCGTCGAAGACGGGTGTCATCCAGATGAAAACGTTGTTGCCCTAAAAGCAACCTTATTGACAATCCTTTCTTGTTTAACCCCTACCGGGGAAATGCCAAGGAGAATCGGGAGGTGGGGTAGGCGTGAGGCAGGCCCCACGGAATCCACCGCCGTCGGGGACGAGAACCAAGCCACGCACAGAGCCACACACCCCATTCCCTTGGATTAAGCCTAAAAAAACAATGAATAAATTTTCTATGAAAGGATAATTGACTACATTTGCGACATATTCGGTCGGTTGGATGAGTGGTTTAGTCGGTGGTCTGCAAAACCATATACCCCGGTTCGAATCCGGGACTGACCTCGCATTTGCAATTCTTTTCTAGGGTAATAACCAATAGGTGTATGGGGTTTCTTGTACACCTATTATTTTATCAATCTGAATCTTTTCAACAACACGAATAATACAACCAATATACCTAAGATCGACATAAAGATAATAGCCATCGGCCACCTTGATTCCTCCTTATCGTCTACATCCTTGGATTTGATATCTATCTTATTGTCCAGATCCTTTATATCATTCCTTGTCTTATCAATGCCAATGGAATCGGCAGTCACCGTGCTATCCCGCCGGCCGATGACGATATGAGCGTCCGTCTGGGAGGACACGGGTCGCTCCCCAGTGGATGGATCCACCTCCTTCGTAGTATCGAATTTCCTCTCAGTTATGACAATATCAGCATTAAGATCAGATGTCCTGATCTCTACGATCTTCCGGTCCATGACCTCATCTATCATCGTCTCTATCCTGCTTATCAAACGATTATCTATAGACGTGTCGCTAACCTGCCTCCTGCTTCCACAAGAGGACAGGAATAGCGACAGACCTAAACAAAAAATCGCCCTAAGACTTATCCTTAACCTCATCATCGGCAATCCTCCTTATATCGTCAAACGTCTCATCAGGTATGTTCTTGGAGAAGCTAAACATCTTGAACACGTTTATTCTCTTGAACACAGCTTTGAATACCTTCACCAAATAAGCGTCAGCGAAAGCATCCCCTATCGTATTCAGGAAAAGCATCACATATCCAACAAGGGCTATATACACCCCATATTTGGTAACGGTAAGTATCATGCTAGCCTCCTCCTCGATCGGGTATAACGTCTTATATATAACACATAATGTCATTACTATAAAACAAGACAAAGCGAACTCCTTAAGAATATCAGTAAACCTGACCTCCCTAAACCATCTCTTGAAACTAAACCTCCTCCTACGGCTTCTACGGAGCTTCCAGCCCCTTACGCTTTGCGCTAACCTAGCCAAAAAATTCGCTATTAATACTATAAGTAATACAGTCAATAAATGATGCACTGGCTGGAAGTAAGCCCAACAAGAAGCACCATACGCAAGCGCTATATTCCATAAAGCCCCCACTCGCTCTATCATGTCTTTGTCTTTCATTTTATACCATATACGCAAAGTTAACCACTATACCGTTAAGTACCTAAAACACCACGGCGTGTATACCGTTCCTCGTATCAAGGCTGTCAAAATGCAACCAACCCACCTTCCCTTCAAGCCGGAAAGGATATGGTAACATATCTTGATGATCCAAAATCAAGCCTCTGGCCTGTTCCGCCGTCATTGACTTGACATCGAAATCCCCAGCCTTACCCAACACATGAGCGGATAGATAAACATCTTTCTTATCCTTAACTATCTGGCAGATGTTGCATCTAAGACCACGTTGGGAAAACTGCCCCTGCTTGTCCCAATTATTACAATACATAGGCTGTTTAATTATATCCCTCCGTAATATAAGAAGATTATGGAGAAACGCTGTATCAAGAAACTGCCACGATCTGTCCTTCCACTTATTGTACGTATGAGGACATACCAATTCTACTATATCAAAATACAATCCAAGTTCTTTTATGATATCATTTCTATCCATATTAAGCCGGTTTTATCGTCCATCTCTGGGCGTAGTTATTTTTTAGCACATATATCTTCTCCATAGGTGTAGCGGGAGACCCGTTGGACGAGCCTTTCACGAATCCCTCTGGGGCCTGCTCCGTGCCGGAAGGACGCTGGTTTTCGGTTGGATAAATAGCATTATACATGCTTACCGAAAGACTATAGAACTGGTTCCTCTTCCCATCCTTAGCCACGGATGTCATAGTAATCTGATCCCATCCTACAACAAGGTCGTAGAAAGAGTTCACGAAATCATCTGATCTTTTTTGGTTATGAGTGGATGCATTCACGTTAAACCATGTAATAGCCCTCATCTCATAAATATAATCCGGAAGCTTATCCATTCTAAGACTATTACAACTAAAGGCACTAAAACCAGTAAGATATTCCAGTCCCCTTCCAAACATATTATCATCATTCCATCCTGTCCTTCTCTCAGAAGCCATCCAGTCTTCAAGAAAACCAAAAGTGGTGATTATAGGATTTATTTTATCAACCTCAAATGATGGAATAGTATTAAGGTCAAAATAATTCCACATATCACTGGGGCCAGGAGTTATATTTAACGTCTTAAGTTTAGGAAGGTCATTAAACTCCTTTATATATCTATCCAAATAACATGAACTTAAATTAAGATCCTCAATTTTTTTCATGTTCTTTATATTTCTTATCCCACTAGCCTCTATATCCCTAAGATCAAGCATATTAAACATATTTAAATAATATACCTCTGTCTTGCTGGTTATAGCCTCAGGAATTACGGTCATTCTTTGCCCAATATTTTGAAGATCGATATAAATTAACTTTTTGGATCTTGACAGCTTGTCTACAGGTATATCGTCATTAACATACTTCGTATGGGATACGACCAAAAACTCAAGTCCTGGTATATCCACAATCGGGAAAGCCGTCATCTTACAAACTTGGATATTGGCATAATAAATATCACAAGTAAAATCTATCGACACAGCCCGTTGTACGTCCCTCCTCCCATCAGCGTAAGCGTGATTATCCACAGGTACGTATTGCGATCCATCCTCCTTCCTGAACCACCACGTAGTATTGGGATTTTTCTTATGTTGTATCGCTAAAGAACGGAATATAATACGATAATTATCCTCCCCTTGAACCTTGGTCATAGGAAACTGCTCCTTTATTCCATCCCCCCAATCCACATTAGCCATACCGGGCTTTCTGGATCTAAACTCGACAAACGTATTATAAGGATTACCAACGACAGGATCAGGTACATAATTATAATCATCGGTATAATAATTTCTAAGTGCCCTATCCCATGTCGTGAACCACACGAACTTATTTGATGAAGCCTCATATTTATATAATGTCTTAGCCATTACCTATCTTGTTAAAATATTCTACAATAACATTCCTGTCCAATCCCATAGAATCACATAAATACTCCCCTTCTGGTTGACCCCCAAACGATAATACCTTATCCGTATCATGAGCTAAAACATCTCCATTGCCTACAAAGGTACGCCCATCGTCAAATACAATAAGCTTATATGGCTTATACGACCTCGTGTCAATATCAGAAGATCGTATTGACCTTAACACCGAAGCCTCTGGTGTCATACTAAACCTCCATCCATAATTATTCATAAGCACATAAACCATCTCCATAGGAGTCGACGGAGAGCCATTAGACTGACCCTTTATAAAACCAGAGGGAGCCTGTAATACGCCACTAGGTCTTTTATCATCAGGATTGGAAGCTGAATACATACTTAGATACAATCCATAAAACTGATTTCTTTTGCCATCGGAAGCAGAGGAAGACATAGTGAGATAATCAAATCCCATCACCTTATCATATAATGTCGATATAAACGTATCACATCGACCTTGGGTTGACAAGCTGCGATGCATATAAAAGCTATTCATAGACCTCATCTCATATATATAATCCGGGAGATTACTTACATCTATATTACTATAACTGAATGAAGCGTCGATACGCTCAATGTTTTCCAATCCCTTACCGCTCATATACGGATGCCAACTCACGACAGGTCCATACCATCTATTTATATGATCGAAAATCTTTAAACTAGAATTTATCTTATCCACCTCATCCATAGCCGGGCATGTGTTAGGATCAAACGATGATGTGGCATAACCAGGACTTAAATACAATTCTTTCAAATTATTGAATGACAGCCATTCCTTAGGATACACCCTCACTCTTCCGCCGGACAATGACAATATCTCCAAATTAGGCCACATGGAAGAAAATTTCCTTATATTGGAAGCTTCGGTATCGCTAAAATCTATAGACATGTCAAAATTCAAGTTCTTCAATTTAGTTAATCTATTCCAATCTTCCGGTATGGATGTCAATGTCCCCACGCCAAATTCTCTTAAATTTATACGCTCTATATTTACCGATCTCTTTATCCTATCCTTTGGGATATCTGTTATGGTACGATTACCAGGGATACTTATAATCAGATTGACAAGGCTAGGCATATCAAGTATAGGGAATCCTGTCATCATTATCCTTGCTGTTTGTACAAATGTAATATCATTCGTAAAAGTCATGACCACGACCCGCTCTTTATCCAGTCCATCAGCATAAGCATGATTAGGCGCAGGGATATACTCACCCCCGTCATCCTTATAAAACCACCATGGATGACTATCTGGATTCTTCTTGTAGCTTATATCCCTCCTCCTGAATATTAACCTATATTGCCCATATATAGATTCACCTCTGACCTTCACGAAAGGGAACTGATCTTTATTCCCGTCCCCCCAATCAACCTCGCACATACCATGAGTCTTGGAATAAAATTCTATATGCTCATTATAATTATTACCATCCAATATAGGATCAGGCACATCATCAGTAGTATCATTCCTGTTAACTCCCCTAAAAGCGTATTTGCCTTTAGTAAAAAAGGTTATAGACCCTTTATTCGTATCCTTACATATCAACTTCATACCTCTCCCTCCTCTATTCTCCTGAAATACTCGACAACCGGCGAGCTGTCCAATCCTAGATCGTTGCAGATATCTATGGCCTCGTATTTGTCGGCGAAATTATACTTACTCATATTATCATCCAATACATCTCCGCTGAACACGGATACATGGCCGTCCTTTACGCCAAGGACGAACGGGGTAATCCTAGCCTTCCCAGCCCGCCTTGCCCTCGTAAGGGCGGCCTTAGAAGCCGGGGCAGGGGCCAAGACCCATGTCTGCCCGTAGTTATTGGTAAGCACATACACCTTCTCCATAGGCGTCGTAGGATTACCGTTGCTAACACCCTTATCAAACCCCTCAGGGGCTTGATAAACGCCAGATGGTCTCTTGTTGGTAGGAGCTGCGGAAGTATATAAATCTAAGGTGAGTTTATAAAACTGATTCCTATTACCGTCAGAAGCCGTCTGTGACATCGTTATATAACTCCACGACATTATCTTATCATAAAATGTATTTACGAATGTATCAGCCCTCTCCTGCGTATTTATAAATCTACCATCATACAAAGTCCATACCCTAAATTCCCTTACCTCATACAACCAATCCGGAAGATCATCTACCGGCACCGTGCCTGAATTACAATACGTGCCCTGAATCTTATTCAACTTACCTCCTACCAGATCTTGTTTCCATGAGCTACCACCACCCATAAAGGCAACGCCTGTCTTATCATCCCCTACCTTATCCACCTCATCAAATACAGGTATATTATTCCTATTGCTTATAATGCTTATATCTTTTGCCGGAATAGAATTAAAAGCCGGATCATAAGAAGGAATATTACACCAGTTGAAGTTAAAATTAGTAAGATTCTTCCATTCAGAGAATCTTCTCCAATTCGAATCAGGATTATCAGCGAAATTAAAAACACTGTTACATCCGAAATACCTCAGATTTTTCATATTTAAAAGACCTTCCGGCCAATTGTCCCAAACACCAGGATGAAGAAAAGACCCCATCTGTATATTACGAAGATTAACGCTCTTACTTATCCTGTCATATGGGATATCACCATTTTTAAGAACGGATTTGACCATAGCCAAATAAGTTATATCAGGTAGATTAACTACAGGAAACTCATGGAGGACAATACCATCCATATTGAACTCCCCATCGATTACGTTAGAGAACCTCATCGTAACCTCCCTACGCCTGATATCGCTATACTTATGTGGAGGGACAGGTATGTATTGTGAACCATCCTCTTTCTTATACCACCATACGGTATCATCCGGATTCTTCTTATACTCAATGTCAAGAGACCTGAATACAATCCTATAACTACCACCAGATATCTTAACTAAAGGATATTGATCCTTTGTCCCGTCCCCCCAATCAACATCCACGAATCCCGGTTTAGATGTCGAGAACCTAAGATTGCGATTAAAATCATTCGGTGATATTATCGGATCGGGTATATAATCAGCACCCTTACCATCAAAACAAGGGAATCTATCCTCATTCACTATAAACGTGACATAGGACGCTACCGTGTCGTATCCTACTAAAAAAGCCATACCATTAATTTATTGAGGTTATATCATAAGACACCCATTCCTTATATCCATTAACCATCTCATATACTTTGTTGATGGTCTTGCATACGACGGCGAATCCGATATCCACGTTAGGAAACTTCTCGTTAAGCTCATCTATCGTAAGCTCCTTGGTTATGCTCTCATCCCACTTACGCATCTCCTTTACCTCCATGAGGATCGGTTTACCGGTTATGCCTACACTCATGACCCACTCACCCTCACGATTGGCATCCGCCAGATCGGGGAAGATCGTAACGCCAAAAAGATCGGAGAGGGTGAAGTTCTCGCCGGTACGGGTAAAGGATGCCGCCGCCCCCGGTGTAAGAACCACCTCGTTCACGGCCAACAGGCTCGTAAGTTTCTTGGCTCCTCCTGATACCGTGGCGTTAAACACGACAGTAACATTACCGGTAGCGCTATTAACGAACTTGATCTCATCCTTATCGCTATTTATAGCTTGTAAACGTGATCCAGATACGATATTCACGATCTCATAGTTCTTGTCATAAGTGCTTTGCAACGTAACATTACCATATCTTGTATCAATCAACGTAATCCACTTAGCCTTACCACCTACTATCTCTACAAGCTTATAAAAAACGTTATTACCATCAGCGTCAACCCATCTAGCTATAGCACCCGGGGCGAAATTAGTCACCTCCCGATCTTGAGTATAACTTATAGTGCTTTCCGTAGGCTTGTTAGCCAAAGTAACGTAAAGACATTGCTCTACATCGGCCTCCATCTTAACTATCCCAGCACCATCGTAATAATAATCAGGTACGTTTTTCTCTCGTATCAACAAGATGGTACCTTCCTTAAGCTTATCGGCGTTAGTTGGATCATCCACGAAAGACTTCATCTGGATATAAGTATCGAAGATAATAGACGTACTCTTATCCTCTATCTTCTGATTGATATCATTGACAATATTATTAATCTCGTCTTTCGTATAATAAGGAGATAAATCAACCTTCGGGCCTTCCTGCTCTAAAGCCTGAGTTCCATCCCACCAATAATCAGGTACCTCCTGCTCCCTGATCCAGAAGCTGTCTCCCACACGGAGCTTAGCCGTGTTCTCCGGAACCGCCAGCCACTCATTCATGGCATCGACCGTATCAAAGATATACGCCGTGTTCTTGCCCTCAGCTATACGTCTTACGACAGCCAACTCGCTCTCGACATCGCTAAGTCTTTCCTTTATATTATTGATCTCTCGCTCTAACTTATCATAATTATCCTCCTGATCTATAGCGTCACCGATGGACATATAAACCTCGTTAGTGAGCTTATTGTAGGTAACACGAGCCACCTTCTCGTAGGATGTCTTATACGTAGATGAACCCTTACTAGTATGACAAACAAAATCATACGTATTTTGATACACCACAGATCCACCGGTATTGATGAAATTATATCCATCTTGGCTCATCGTACCTCCCTTGTATCCAACAAGTTCAAAAGAACATTTACCTGTACCTATAGAAGCAAACCATGTAGCATAAGCCATGAATTGCGTCTCATCCGGCAATGTGGAATAATACTGCGCCCTTAAATCCTTTACCGACATCCAAACGCACTCCTTACCAGACCCGGTGTTATCACCACCCCATTTAAGCACGCTCCTTACGGACTCATCACCGTTACCGGGGCCATTATAACCAACACCAAGATTGTCGATAGTCGGGACATTCGAGTTGAGAGCCTCCGTCATCGTATCCAAGTCCCTTCCCGAACTCTCATCCCATAAATACCTGAAAGTAACATAATCGACATCCCCGATCTTAATGCCTCCGGTATTACTAGGATATGTCTTCGTGACCAACTCATAATACCATTTACCATCACGGAAAGTAGCCCTTATCCTCTCTACTTGCTTGGGAGATATAGAGACATATGATCCACCAACAGAGACGTTATCGCCATCAACCGAACGGGAAGTCCCATCCTTTGGGTCCTCAGGATCTACGGGGGTGTAGATCGTAGCCTGTTTATCTCCGGCATTGATAACAACTATATAATAGCTGTCCCCATCAAGACCCTCATCATGAGCCATGGTTACAAAACCCTGCTCGCTATCCGGCCTCCATTCAACGACAACCATATGCTTATCCATAGGTATACCGGAAACGCTGTTAACGTAATTGGTTGACGACATGAAAACAGCATGGTCATCATAAGCCTCATCAACACGTTGATGCTTAGTAGCCAATCCGTCAAGACGTGATATCTCAATGGGGTCGGTTACCTCGACCCCATTATAATCATACCACTTATATCCGATCATCGTATTCTCACGACGATATTTCCTTTTCCTTATGACCTCACCGCCGGCTAGGGCGTCAATCATATAATAATCATTACATACCTTAACCATAGCCTTGATATTAACAGGTTTGACATAAACAAGCCACGATAGTAGCGCCATCGGGGATGGAGGTCAGCGTAGTCCCTACCGGGTAGGTCGGGGAGGATGACTCCATCACCATCAACGACGTCCGCTCTACGACCATATTGTTATCAATCAACCGGCTCCCCTCCACATAGAACCGGCCATCGGCCACCTCATAGCACTCTCGCACCGGAACCATATGTCTTTGGCTCTTATCCGCGTAATCGCAGATCGTTACCTTAGCTCCATCAGGTATGGAGGTAAGCTCATCACCTACATTATAATCAGGATGATCGGAATATACGACGTATAACTTGGACTTAATATCCTGCAATGCCGGATTGACTGTCCTGAATCCCTTCAAATGTATCTTATGACCACCGATCTCATAACAATCATCCACGTCCATGATATTAAGATCACAACTGATAACCGTCCAGCCGTTAATAACCGTCTGCGTAGGGGTAGTATTGATAGGATGATCGGGGTCGGTAGACTCAACGATCTTATAGTCGAAAGTCTTTACATCCAGATTTCCGTTCAACGACTCCTGTCTCCTGATCTTCACCGTACCCTTTCCGGTATCATAACAAGTCTCAGTGGTATCGATAAGTCGATCCATATAATCCGGCTCCTCGCATTCGATACGAGCGAAATTGGATGGCAAAGAGGTATATTGAGTACCAACATGGATATCATTATCTGTAGAACTCAATACATGATGATTATACGACCTAACATGATTTAAAGGGTTGATAACGTAAGTGGATTTAATCCTTACCGATCCTCCCGGTGTCGAGTAACATTCTATCGCATTTCTGGTAATACGATCATCCAACCTTTCTAGAGCACACCTTTCACGGATAAAATCCGCAGGGATATTATTTATCCTATTTCCTAGCCCATACCTATTATCAGACGAGTCCACAATCTCCCAGAACTGGTTTCTTTTCCCAAGATCACCGTCATAAGACACCACATGTTTCATACGCACGCTTCCGGCTGATGTCTTGTAACACTCCTCGATATCAATAGGCATCCTATCTTCCATATCCGTGAAATCACAAGACACCAAAGAGAATCCGTCCGGGAGGGTAGCCAGTTCGGCCCCCGGAACGAAGCCGGCGTCATCCGATTCAAGCACCTCGAAGCGGACGTATCTTGCCTTTATCTTGGAGTCATAAGAAACCAGCCTACGAAGCTTGACATTGCCATTGCCTCCGTCATAACACTCGACATAAGACCGGATGTCACGCTCCTCCATATCGTCGAAATCACAGACAGTCCTTACCCACGTATCTGGCAAGGAACTGAAGCTGGCGCCCTCAGGTTGTGACGGATCGGTAGTCTCCAGGACTTTATAGCTCTTATCCCTAACTCCTATATTCCCGTCCCATGACGTGAGAACCTCCAGCTTCACCTTACCGGCCGGTGTCTTATAACATTCTACAGTTACCTCAATATCCCGGTCCTCCATATCCGTGAAGTCACAAACGACCTCAACCCAGTCATCGCTTATGCTGGTGATAAACTTACCTACCGGATTCTCAGGATCGGTACTTTGCTTGACGCGATACCATTCCTTTCTGGTACCCATCTCGTAATCAAATATCTTATACCCCTCTATCTGTACCCTTCCGGTCCCGGTATCAAAGCATTTAAGCACCGGTATTATCTCCCTTTGGGTCATATCCGGGAAATCACATACTATACGACTCCATGTATCGGGTATCTTATCATACTCCGTACCGATAGGATTGCTATCGTCAGTCGTATTCACCACCTCATAATGGGATACCTCCGGGTTCAGGCGGGGGTCTACTGACTCAACGCCCTCGATCTGGACCTTGCCCCCTTCCGTGGCGTAACATTTACTTACGAATATCAACTCCCGATCGGTCATCTCCGCTATACCACAATCTATAGCCACCCACTCGGCAGGAATCTTATCCAATTCCGTACCAATAGGCGTATCAACATCTGAAGAGTTGATGATAAATATCTTCTCGGCCAATATCTCACCCTTATTATTCATATAGGTATGGATACGAGCCTCTACCTGACCTCCCGGAGTACGATAACATTGGTTGACGATCGACACACGGGCGTCCTTGATGTTAATGAACTGATAGTCCTTTTTAGGAACCTCGCTTACAAGTCTCTTTACTCCTTTATCATCGAAGTATACGTAACACCCGTCATTCCTCATCATGACCGGATACGTCTTTCCGTCTATGACAACACCTGAGAAGTCATCTGGCGGAACGGAGAAACCCATGCTTCCGAATATAGAAGCCAGTCTCTTTAGATACTCATTTATCGCAGACATAATATCATATTTTAATTCTACTGCCTCAAAGATAACAAAAAAAGGAAGAGAATTGAATCTCTCCCCTTTAGGAAATATATGAACGCAAAAAAGGTTCTTTATTTCGGCTCAGTTACGATGGCCGGTCCAAGACCAGCGGCAGCACCGATCATGTTAATCATCTCCTGAACGCCCTCATGAGCGCCGTAACGTACACGTAAGATCAAGTTGATAGGATCATCAGCGATAACCTTTCCGAATCCCTGAGCGTATCTATGAGGATTGAGCGTAATCTGGAAGTCAACGTACTGAGCCGTTTGCTCTACACGACTATATTCGTTCATGAACGTCCGCCCCATGAAATCCTGATGTTTCGGGAATCCATTGAAATGAGCGTAGCCCTTCAACTCGTCATCCATCATATTACCGCCGACATGAGTACGTGGTGCTTTGCTAGACAGTCTCTCGAAATGAAGTTGATCCCACCAGATAGGAGACCCCTCGTCAAGAGAATCAGGATAACCGCCGCTAGCGCCAACGATCTCAACGCTATCCTCGATATAAGTCATTTTATCCATCAAGCACTCTGATGGAGATAACAACATTTCCTTGCCACGGAAACGGATACCGCACTTGCAGTTAGTACCAAGCTCCTGAGCCGACTCCAATTTCTTCCACATCCGGTTGCGGTAGGACGCCGGAGCCTCGCTGGTAAAGAATCCCTCAAACACCTTGTCGCACTCATCACACAACATGTTAGTATATACCGTTGTCTGGAAGCTATGCTGGCAAGCCGCAGGAGTACCATAGTCAGTAATCTCCAGTTCCGGGAAAGCCTGTTTGATTTCCTCCAAAGCACTGTTTCCGCACTCATCATCCGGGATCGTGATATAATACTTCTCGGTGGATACCTTACAAGAACCACAAGCTGACCAAGAAGCGGTACGAACCGTAGGGTTCTCGCACATATCGGATGTCTTAGCCACATAGTAGATAATAGCCGTAGGATTAGCCTCCACGAAAGTAGAGATCTCCTCATCCGTCAATTTCTTTGAAGTAGCGGCAATATACAAACCTGATCCCTTGATCTGACTCATCTTATTAACCGTATCGGCTACAACGTTAGGCAATGACTCCACCGTAGTAGACATATCAACACCGTCATCCTCCAAGGAAATAGAATACAGATAGCCGCCCTTAACCTCGGTATAGTTAGGAGGACAATCCGTACATCCTTTCATGATAGAGATCAGACGTTGAGTATAGTCAGCCGGTTTAGCACCTTTCTTCATCACCTTATAACGTGACATGCTACCCTCGATAGTCTCACGTACGATCTTCAATCCTGGATATTGAGCGCGAACCTCAGCCAACGCCAGATCATCACCAGTATCGCATACCTCCATGCAATAGAAGTTCACGTCCTCCGTCTCAGGCTCAGTAGCCTCATTAGTGCATCTTGTAACCGGAGTGATATCAATATAATCAGATACCTTGCCACCACCTGCGATAGGTTGGTTCTTCATCCGCTCGATACACTTCAATACGGCGGGTAACAAATCAACCTCCTCACAAGGATCGCATTCCTCACATTGATTTGGAGTATTGTCGCAATTATCCAAAAGGATAGCGTCATTGATCTCAACACGACCTCCCTCGTAGCCAAGAAGCTCGAAAGCCCTGCCGGCGAGAATCAAGCGGATAACGATACGGTCGCCCTTGGAAACGGAGAAAGCCGTGTCGTCAGAGACACCATTATATCCTAAGATAACGTCATCGACATAAGCGTGATCCTTCTTCGGCCAAGAAGCGTAAATCTCGGTGATCTCATTCAACGAGAACAATGGCGTGGAAAAATCCTTATCATATATAGAGCGGGAAGCCGCTTGTTCATTACGACCGATACGAATCTCATAACGCTTATCATTACGAGGCTTACCGGTAAAATCAATCACGGCCTTACAACCGTTCTCGGAAGTATCTTTAGTATCGTAAATACCGATCTGTCCTTCCTTTAATAAGATGGAATCAACATCCACCATCTTAGCGTGTGGGGATACGAAAAGTACCCTGTCTTGCGGTCTGTGCAACATATTATCAATATTTTAATTTAAAAATCATTTACCTAACGCAAACATAATCATAAACAACATCACCGCAATAAAATAAGGTCGTGAGTATACGACATAATATGATGTTTACATTTTATGTAAAACAAAAAGCCTACCCGTTTCCGAGTAGACTTAATGATCAAACTAACGGTGTTTATTTAAAGGAAGCCACATTATCCTTATCCATCCTATATCTACTTAGTTCATTCTCGTTAAGGTTGAATTGCTTGGCGACCATATCCAAAATCTCCTCCACCAAAGGATCTGGCAGCTCAGGATCGATGTCCGTGGACCGCTCACCGGCGGCGTTGATATACCCGGCCAGATCCACCCGTACCGGATTCCGGTAGTAGGTCATCCTGACCTCGTCTGTACGAAAGCCGTCCTCATACACCACGACCTTCCCGTCACCTATGGTGTAGAACGTTTCCCGATAGTCAAAAGAAGGTTTATTATTATCATCTCCAAGAAGCTCATGAACATTCTCGTTCTTAGCCTCCCACATGACAAAATCTCCAACCTCACATCCATTATAAGAAAACGCTCCTTTTATATTTGAGAACCATAAATAATCATCAGGAAGACCGAATGATGTCGATTCGGGGTCATCAATATGATTGATCTTATTAAGCGATTTCCAGTACACCAGAAGAGTTTGTATAGATCGGATGGTCTCATCATCCTTCCTATTAAGATAGTATCTTATCAACCTGTCCTGAGCCTCATTGAACAGCAGCACAAACCTTCCCGGATCAAGCTTAATCCCGCCATTGGCGAGATTCTGCTCGTTCTTCTGCAAAGACCTTAGATACGCTTCTTGGATCGTCATCGTTATTCCTCCTTATCAACCTTATCACCTTCCTCTACTTCTTCCTTCTTCTTGACATCCTTAACCTTCTTGGTCTTATCGTCTATATTAGAAATAGACATAAGTTCCTCGTACTCATCCAAGACATTAGCCTTTACACTGATAAGATCTTTCTTGGTAGCCAAGAACTCGGCGGACGTACGGGTGTCAGGGCCTATGATCTGACCATTATATTGCAAGCCGGATGGAGTCATGTTAATACGACCGTTACGTTGAAGGACGTTTATGATACGATAGAACTCAAGAACTTCCTTAAAATCACCCTCCAATGAACGATCCCAGATATCAAGCAGATAATCGATGTTGGTCTTCTTCTCGTTCATCCAGTTCGATAACGATCCGGTGTAATAATCATCCTCCGTGAAATCAGGACGGGTGACGATGCCGATGTACAGAAGAAGGTCGATGACAGCCTGACGTTCCTTGCCACCTTTCTTAAGGGCGTTGATGAACTTATAGCTGATATTCATCTTATTGATCTCACGCTGCTGAACGAAATCCTTAGCGTTATCTTTCTCGATAAAACAGAACATGGAGTTCATGAAAATAGGATCACCATCCATTTCCTGAGGAGTCAACATGCCAGAAAATACAGCCAGATATAAATAAAATAACTCAACGGTATTAGCCGTGTTATAAACCTTACCCATGAATATCTTATCCTTAGCGTCATCCCAAAACTCTAGATTAGTCTGGGAAAGATCCTTCTGAGATATATCCTCAAAAGGCTTCATTATATTATTGACACGTTGATTAACCAACCTATCAACCTCATCTTTATCCATACCATTATAACATCTTGATCTTGGATAAAAACCCGTATTATAGGCTTTTGAGAAATCATCCCACGGGCAACATACGTGAGTAGCATTCTCCGGGAACGGAGCCTTGGCTATATTGGCGTCTTGGAAGGCCTGCGGAGCGCTTCCGTCGTGCTTACCTACTACCTCATACAAGGTATCTGACATGATATTGAAGCCGTTTACCTCGACCAATACCTTCTTTGATTTTAAAATCTCTTTCATTTCCTTATTTTTGCGTTACTTTCCTAAAAAAAGAGGAGAGGAATATCCTCCCCTCTAAAAACCAAATTACATATGAAAAAAAACTTAGCCGAAGTAGTTCGGTTGAAGCTCGATGATCAAGAACTTGCTGTTATCCATAACCCAAGCCGCGGAAGCTGAGTGACACCAGAATTGCTCTTTCATGCCCGGCAAGGATGATACGATCTCATTTCCGTTGGCTTTGTGCGCCCAACGACCGTACTCATAACCCCACCACATGCTTACGCCTTCTGGCTTGATATAAAATACGTTGTTATTCATATTACCTAACTTAGCGTTAGCCGTATTAGGAATAGCGGAATATGCGTTAGTCGATCCAGCGTCAGTGATATTCTCAATAATACAAGAATAAGAGGATCTAGAATACATGCCATTCACTAACTCGCTACGATCTGTCATGTCAGCGTAATCCAAAGAAGGATCGTGCTCGAACTCTACATTTCCGATGCCGGGAAGGAAAGCTCCCTTAACCTGTACCGGACCTAAGATCATAGCATCATTAGTACCAGAGATAGGATTAGAAGGCAACATACGGTCACTACCCATACCCCAGCTCAAATTACTCAACGTAGTAAAGAAAGCCTCTCTAATCAACTTCTCTAAGTTAACCATAGCCATAGCTCCTACCTTGAACTTAATCTTACGCTCCGTAATAGGAAGATCTTGACGACCACGGAAAATATAAGCGGCAGCAGCCATAAGAGTATCCTTAGTAATACCCATCGGGCGACTATAGTAGATAGTATAACCACGGCGAAGCTGACGGTAGATACCCTCATTCAAATGGATAGGACCATTTTGATCCATAATAATACCACCTTCTTGCCACATCAACTGTCTAGCTTCCAGCTTAACCAACTCAGCCATACAGAATACCTCCAGCGTGGACGCTACCTTAGCCGTACGTAAATCAAGTCTACCATTAACAGTCTTGCCGATAATAGCCAAATCAGGAATATTACCCTCATACTCGCTTCTCATGGCATTCATACGACGAAGGGCAGTCTCCACGAACTCTGAAGTGCTATTCTGGGCGGCCTGCATGGACTTCATACCAGCATACATAGTTGTCTCACCCTCAACACCACGGTGGTTTCCTAAACGGAACTCACAAGTCATGGAACCGGCCTTGTCAGCTCCAGATACCTTAGAGAACTGGGTACTGTACTCACCAAGGGCATGACCGATCTTCCAATAACGGATACCCGGACGTAATTTCTCTTTAGGGAAGTATTTAGCCTTACCGCCAATAACACGACCCCAATAACGTGTCAAGTCTCCTTCTGTCTTAGACGGGATCTCACCTGAGATAAGGATATTACAGCCATTAGCTGCGTCATAGGTAATGACATCATAAGCCGTAAACTCAGAGGTATTCAAAACGATATCAAACAAACTACCGTCAATACCCGGTTTTAGGTGATGACCTGAAGTATCCTCAGCCGTAACGACGGCGAATGTCTTTGTAACGGGAAGATCATAACGGAAAGAAGCTCCAATACCGTTAACGGAGATCGTAGCGCCGTTATTAATCATACCCATATACATCGGAACGGGGTAATTAGCGATATTAGAGAACAGATTCAACAGACCCAAATGATTCTTGTCCGGATCCTCATAATACCAGCTCGCCAATGAGCCTAAGTTATGCTCTACGAGCGATGTCTTATAGTTCTTGGCATCGGTGAAGGCAATAACGTTATCACCATTCACGGTAGCCGGAAAACTTTTTGTCAAAAAAGGATTCATAATTATCTATCTTTTAATGTTATACACTCTTTGATCCACTTAGATCAAGGAAGTTAGCCTCTATAGTATCATTATCGATATTATTCTTATTTTGCTTTCCTCCCTTATTGCCAGAAAGAAGAGTGATGGTCTTCTTATTAACCTCCATCTTAGCCTTGTTAGTCTTCTGTTTAAGGAACTCGTCCTTATTCATCAAGAACAAAGCCAGATCAGCGGCCATGTCCGGATTCTTGATAGCCTCCGAATAAGCTTTATCTATAGCCGTATGACCTTGATTGTCTATCGGCTTGGTAACGAAATCGACAGCCTTACCTATCATCGTGTCAGTCAACTGGAATCCTGAGCTTATAGACGTCTTAAGACCTTTCTTATAGATCTTCATCTGCTCAATCAACTCCTGTTTCCTTTTCTCGGATTTTTTCTTCTCCTCCTCGATAAGGTTATCCATCTCCTTTTTCAGGATATCATGGAACTTATTGGCCTTGGACTCAATGAACTCATCGCCCTTACCAATCATCATCTCCATATTATCCTTTATCTCGTCTTCCGGCATACCCAACATCTTATAATAATGTTGGATGACCGCAAGCTGATCATTCTTGTTGCTCATATCAAGGTTGTCCAACGGCGCCTGAATGTTCTGATATTGGTTTAGAAGCTGACCTACGTTACCTCCAGCCTTATCCACCTCTATCATCTTCTTCATGAAGTCAGACATAGAACCGGTATCAACCTTATCCTTCAACAACTCATCGGCCTTATCCTTGATCAATCCCTCCACTATATCAAGTAGATCATCTTCTTTTGTGATAGTAGAAAGATCGACCGGTTTATCATCTACCATAATATCAAGGTTGTCAATACTATCGATAATACCTCTAGCGGCCATCTTTTCCAAGAAAGATTTCCCGTTAAACCCTGATACCACGTTATTATTATCAGTACCGCCTTCGCCAAAGGAATCCGGGTCTGGGTTGGTAGCGTCGCCGCCCTTATCCCCGCCACCGTCAGCAGCTCCGCCGTCGGCAGGCTCTTCCTTGGTATCACCTATAGGATTACCATCCTTATCATATTTACCCTCGATATTATTCTTATCGCCATCACCGTCACCACGGTAAAAAAGTTCCTCGACACTCATGGTCTTAAAACCCTTAGCGAAATCACCCATGTCATTCATACAATTTCCTTTTTTGCTTTTTACAAAAGTATTATTAATCCAATTACCAATTAAATCAAACCCATTATAGTATATGACAGAATTTTACGCCAAAATGATTACAGATTTTGTAAAAATATTTACAAAACTTGTAATCAATTCTTGTTTATTATCGACGTAAACCTATCTGTATCAGAACGTTTGTTTCTAGCGTCTATCTCCTTTTCTTTTAATTCCAACTTCCTTTTCTCTATCTCCTCACGAGATCTTCGCTCAGCCTCGGCGTTAGCCTGTCTGGTTCTCATATCCTCTTCCTTGATATCAAGATCTCTTTCCCTTAAAGCCCTATCAGCCATAGCCTCGACATAATCCATGCCTTCCGAGTTGTTCTCGGTCCTAGCCGCTTGACCGGCGGCCATTATGCTCTTACCTCGTAAGTCGAAGTTGCCCTTGATATAAGCCAGTTCCTTATCCTTCTCATGCTCATCATTACGAGCCTGTTGATCGGCCTCAGCTTGCTGCTGGACAAGTCGCTGTTGATTCTGGTATTCTTCCTGCCTTACACGATCGGCGTAAGATCTAGCGTCCCTTCCGATCTGATTCATCTCAGCCGTTGAGTTGGCGCTCATCATCCTAGTGATATCAAGTAAGTCATTACCTAACGTATTTGTCTGTAATATATATTGTTTCAAATTCTCCAACTCCAGACGTTTCTTGGAATTAGAAACAGCCATAACATTAAGATGACGTAACGACAAGCTATTATCCGTAAGACTGATGTAAGCCAAGGAAAGATCGCTATTCCTGTACATCACGGTCCAATCGTATCCTTCCTTCTGACATACTTGAGCCACGGCTAGATGAATATCCAATGTCCGTTTCTTGAAGTCATCGAAATCATTAAAGTAAGTCTGGGTCTGTAACATAGTAGCGTTAACCCCCTGTTTTACGCCCGTAGAACTCTCGTATCTGGTTGACTGACCCATTGCCTGCTCGGATATACCTATCATCCTATAAGCCATCATATAGGCGTAAGAAGCCATTTCCATACGGGATCTTATCTGATCCGTATTAGTAAGATCATATACACCAAACTGGTTATATATGCTACTCATCTGCGGATTCTGGTAAGGATTATTCGTATCATTACCACCTACACCCATAAACGATACAGACTTAACGATCTGCATGAAAGTAGCTAAAGCACCCTTCTTGTCCATCATATCCTTATATTCAGTAGGCAAGAATCCAAGGTCGCCTAAGAAGAACTTACCGATCTCCTTCTCGGCGTTATTGTATAGCTGATTCATAGCAAGGTTATACATCATCTGGAACGGTTGTATGCGATCAGCGAGACTGGCCCCTATAAATCCAGAAACCGGAATGACATAATCATACAGACTGCTGTCACCATGTATCTGATGAGGTATTGGATCCCCACCAATATATATAGGCTTATCCATTAAATTACCTCCGGTGATCTTAACGCCAAACCTAACCTCAGGAACATACTCCAAGATGTAGGTGTTCACCTCAGGATCACTGACGGCTTCTGCCATCACCCTCTTCACCTTCTTTATCCCGTTCTTCTCCAAAAACTCAGGCAATAGCTCGTCGGTAACAAGCTCCTGATCCACCATCCCGGTCTCCGTCATGTAAGTTATTAAGAATACCGGTTTCATGGATACCCAATATCCCTCCATGACCCTAAAAAGGCGAGAGTCTATCTCATATCTCTTGCCATCGGCCATTCCGGAGTTGAAATATCCAAAGGGATGGAAGCGGGGCAAGAAGCGGGGCTGGGTGTGCTCCTCCCCGTCCGGCCCGAAGGTGTGGTACTCACCCATCGGAACGCCGTAGTAATCCTCAGCGGCGACTATAGATTCATAGTCATGGTATCCCTTCCATGGGACAACCTCATTCTCGTACATACCGGTAATAGACGGTTTCTTTTTCTTCCAGTCATACCTAGCACCGTCATTAGATACCCATCCCTCATAATCATCGTCACCTCCCATAATCCGACGCTTGTCCTTGGCTGTCATCTTATGGCCGTATCTTGATATCAACTCGACACCCTCGTAATAATGAAGACGACCTACATAAGATCCGTATTGCGGGTATTTCACGTCAGGATGGAATACCTCCATCGGGCTCCATACCTCCGGACGATAGTAGTCGAAGCCAACGAAATGATTACGGAACATCTTTCCGCTAAGAAGACGATCCCGGAAATTCTCCCTGTCAAGCTCATCCATATAAAACCGGCTACGGTCGGCCTCGATCGTATGATCCCCCCATACCGCCGCCTGCGTCTTCCATCTTGTACTCATGAACCTCTGGATATCATCAGGGGTCATAGACGCTTTGGCCTGTTGGATTTGCTGAACATAAGCCTGACGCTCCTCCTCGGAATTAAACTCATTGTACGTAGGATCAAGACCAGCCTCTACAAGACGCTGATTAACGATAATATCCCACTGTTCTTGTATATGACGATGAAGTAAGTTTGACATCGTATCCTCATACTCACTTATAGCCATATCCCCTACCTCGTTAACCGTATACTTATCCTGTAGGTTTGTCAGCCATCCCTCAAAGGCATTTACGATACCACCTATTATATCATAATGCTTCAAGAAAGAAGGTATCCTTATATCGCTCCTTAACTTCTGCACGTTCCTTAGCTGAGGGATGACATCCGCCATCTCCATAAAAGATAACTTACCATCCGCCATTAGATAATAGTCACGGTACATCTGGTTGCGATCATACTGTTTCAATCCTATCGCCTCAAGAGCGTCCATACAATCCTCTTTCCACTTCCTGTTCTTTTTCTTCGTGGAAATAGCCTGAGGAGGTAATCCCAATAACGCTCCTTTTGCTGGAAACGAATGATCTCTATTGAAAATCTCCATATCAATCCAATTGTTTTTAGCAAAGATAAGTTATTAAGCAACACTAAACTACCGAAACGCACCTATAGATACCGATCCAAAGGCAGAGGCATATACCTCATGGTGTTTATAAGCGTCTTCCTTGCGGGCATTATTCATCTCCTCGATCTTCGATTTAGGCATGTAATTGTTATCGTCAAAATATCTGGCGAGAACCAACGCATGCCCGAACGCTATTATCCTATCGACGTTCAATCCGGGCTTGTACTGTATTATCTCATCCAGTAGGGCTATATCATCGATCAGCTCAATACCTTTAACCGTTATATCAAGACCGGTACTATCATCATAACCAATAACGAAATCCTGCCAGCAGTAATCCACCACGCAGGAGAAGAGCAGGTTCTGGTTGCCGGGGGTAGGGTATAGCCCCAGCTTGCTGTTCTGCCGGGAGCCGGCCTTCACGTACTTATTGGCTATAGCCTCACCAGCGAATAAGAAGAAAGATGCCGGCATACCACTCTTCCGATTAAGATACTGCTCATACATCTGGTCAGCGTTCTCCATAAGACATATAGCACCATATCCCTTCTGAAGCACCTCGCATGTACGGCAAAACTGATCTATGGATGATGGGCGGGATACGTATGAAGCCACTATTCTATAGGCATAAGGATCTCGAATACCAACACGCCTTTTGAATACATAAAAAGCTCCTAATGAAGGGGTATCAGACTTAGCCTGTTTATAGGGATCTTGGCCTGCAACATAAATAAAATCGTCAAACCTATTAGATTGAGGCATCTCGAATATCTGGACAGGAGCGTCAATAACACCACCGCTAAACGGAAAACCAGCCAATTGCTTATTCGATTTAGTAGTGCCAAGTTTATTTCCAGATTCAAGGAAAACATCACACAGCATGCCGCTATATTGCCCTGACTCAAGAAGATCATTCTTATGCTTGATAGCGTACTCGACCGGGAATAGGTTCTGTGATGAGCTTAAAAAACAGTCGTCGATCGTAAATGGATAGAACATGGTATGAGAGGTATAAGCTACCCTATCTTTCGTAGATAACTTCTTCCGTTCCTCGTTAAGCTTATTGGTACTAGCCTCGAAATCCGTGGCGTCAATCTTGATCTTATTAAGCTTCTTATCATCAGGTTTCCCCAAATAATCACCCAGACCTATAGTTCTCTTGACACCGGAGTTAGCCATCTGACCGGGGACAAACATTGCCCATTTCCGTTCTTTCCATGTTTTCCCTTTCATGACTCTCCGATTTAAAATATCCCAATCCATGACCAGAAGATTGTATGTATCAGGATCAGAGAACATCTCCTGAGCGTCCTTGGATAATTCCACCTCACCACCGGTACCAGCCAAGATAGGACTGAGACGCCAGCCGTAAGGAGTGTCGTATGACGGCATGGCGGCAGTGTACGGCTTCTTGATAGGTCCCTTACCTACCTCGTCGAAAATAGCCGTAGCCGGTGTCAAACCAGCCGTCTTCTGCGTGGAGGTCTTCCTACCCATGTTGATGTTGGCTATGGATATTATGGCATGAACATCACGAACCCCGTTGGACATACGCTTGCCTAAGGTGACACCAGAACTCCAATCGGTCTTGGTCCTGTTAATCCTGAAAAAAGGATGCACATGATCAAGACCATACTCACAATACTCACCTATATTAGATAAATCGCTATCGCTGAAACCTACCACGGAATGACTAAGCCCGATCGTCATGGTAGCGTTCATCTGGAGAAGTGATGACATGATAGTCGTATTATGGGATACGACAAAATTAGTGGCAAGGAACTGATGGGACTTATTATCGACCTCAATACAAGTAGCCTTATACTTCCCGTAATAATCTATATCGGATATCCTAAGCCTGTTATGAGTCTTGGATATATACATATCATCACCATCCATGACGCAATAATATCCCATAGACCAGAATATTCTTCTTACGAAGGATATAATATACTCACTTTTGTAAACGACCTTAAAACAATCATCACCAGTACTTATACCGCAAGATATCTTCATGAATGAGCTTATAAACAACTCCTTCTGTTTTTTGGATGAATAAATAATATCATCCATCTCCTTATTGCTTAACTCGAAGATCCTGTCGGTAGATCCACAAAGGAAAGAGGCGGTCAGAGACCCAAGGAGCTGGGGCGACATCAGCCACCGCCGCTCGGGGAAATCCACGGCCTCCCCTATGTCTATAGTCATCTTCTGGAAGTCAGAGTGGATGATACCCATAGTGCTCATGACTTTATAATCACCATGATATTTAACCTTCCACTGATGTTGACCGCAACATACTATACTGCGCCCGTCCTCAAACGTAACCTTATACATATCAACGAACCCTTGAGGATATACGCCTACTACAGTCGTAAGCTTACCATCATCGCCATATATGATATCACCGATATCAGCGAACCCTATCTTCTTAGGTCCATAAGGAGTATATATAAGCTCCGAGTCCAGAAGGGCCTTCCCAAAACGACGGGTACCGAACATCCCCAGCCCTTTCTTCTCCTGACGGGCACGTTGGTACATCTCGGCGAAAAACCATTCATTATCACGTAACCGGCTGATAGCCGGAACACGCTCTCCATTTGGAAGGTCTTGAAATACGGGAAAGAAATTAACATGCCAATAAAGCCATGGCGGGATGAACGTACCGTTGATAGTCACCCCGTTCTTGACCTTATAAGCCTCCTCCGTGAAGAACTGCTTAACATCATCATCTTGATCCTCCCAGCCAAACAAATCGTTCCACACTGGAGGATTCTTCATGTTTACATAAAATTCTGGACTCGTGCTTAAACTCATGATCGCATATTTTTTAATACGGATTCTATACCACCGGAAACCTGTCCCTTACGTTCCTTCTTCTGGACATTGCTGACACTCCTGTATACATCCATGATCCCACTCTTCTCCATATACGAGTCATTCCATACGTTGATCTTATCGATCAGCTTGGATATGAAATCGAACGCCCTAGCCATATCCTCAGGCTTCTCCTTATCCCATGGATGCTTGGCGATATACGTCTTGGCGTCATCCACGGCCTTGGCTATGACCTCAAGATTGTCATTAACCCGATCGACATCCTTACTCATCGGCTTTCGTCTTCCCTGTGGCATTGGCTTTCATGTCCTTAAACTCGTTATACTGTTTCATAAGAAGCTCATAAGATTGAACAACCCCGATCTTACTTACTTCCGTCACGCTCATGTCATGGAACATATCCTCAAGCTCCTTGTCAGCATATCTCAGACGTTCCTTATCATCATAAAACACGAATCCAGACGTTCTGTCTTCTATAATGCTCTTGGCGGTGGACGCATATGTCGTATCTAAATCCAGATCCATACCGAAGCTGGTAGCCAACTGGATTATGAACATCAACCTAGAATTGACTTTTACAGCCTCTATATTCAACATCTGTATCTTATGGGTCATCTCATGAAGAACGACAAAATCCTCCTCTTTTATCAATGAAGATGATTTAAGGGCTATCTTCTTAGTCCTATCCTCAATCTCGCTATACAGACGCTTGCTCTCACGTTTTATGGCTATCCAATGCCTTATATGGGTATCCGCCTCTTCTTTAAGATAATCCCTGATCTCTTTCTTAATATCCTTATCCTCTTCCATTATAATCACGCGTTATAATCATTATTATTTAATTCGATCTCATCACTGATGCTTTGGTCTATAGACCTCAATAAATCCCTGGTACTAACATCCCGCAAGAAGCGGACATTACCACCATTAGCCCTAGCTATCCTCCTTAAAGCGGAGTAAAGTATATCACCCAATGAATATTCAGGTAACTCACGGCATCCGACTTCCATGACAATAAGGGCATGGATACGGTCATCTATCTTGCTTCTTACGAGATTTCTCACGGCATTATTTATAAGCTTCCCCTATAATACGTAGTGGGAAATGTTTGAAATTACGTTCAGGATCGTCCTTAGTATAACCCATAAGAGATAGATGTTTCTCAAAATGACCTTCCGTATATTTTGAGGTATCTAACGTCATCCTAAATATAATTCTATTCTCATTGTCAGGATGTTTGTTATATGATACATCTCCCATACATCCACATCCGAGATGATGCTCCTTGACATGGAAACCATCATTATGGGTGATAAATAACACGATTTCTATCTTATCACCTATTTTCTGATCAAAAATATTTAGATAAAACTCGCTCTCATCATCCGTCAGTCCTATATCAAAGGAATCGTTAGGGCACTCAATATTAAAATCGTTATGATCGGCTGTTATCACCTCCATAGCATTCCATTTAGCTTTCTCACCCTCCACGAACTTCAACGGGCATACCTCTGTCTTCATCCAAGCCTTTTCCTTGATAAAGCAACCGCACAGCGAGCATGCCTGTCTTCCCATCAATCTTTGCAGCAATACCTTAGCTGGTAACTTAAAGAAAGCTATATTAGAAGAGTTCTTAGGACATTTCTTGCATAAATCAAGGCGATTCTTGTACCACCCCGGATAATCCTTCTCATCCTTAGGAATCCTGCCCAATAAACTATCTTCCCAAGCTTGGGCTATTACTTGGGCTTTACCAATTGTTTGCACGATAATTATTTTTTAAATTGTTGTTGTTGAAAATCCTGTAACTGTTCCCATGTCATGCCATACCGGCATTGGTACATGGCCTCATGGTTGTCACGTATAAGGGGATCTCCGTTCTTCAATCCCTCCATACCTTCTATCGCCTTTATCTTCTTATCCAGACAATCAAGCTCAATAGGCATCCTTTCGTCTGGATAACGATTACCCTCCTTGACATATATACGACGTATCTTATCACGTCTTACACGCATCTCACGGAGATTGCAGATAACGTATCCGATAAACGGGATCCTGATAGATATATTATCGGTATATCTGGCGAGATGATGGATATAAGATACGGATGCTTTCATGCACCACTCGACCTGCTGCTTGGTAAACTTCCCTCCAGATCTTCTCACCACCTCATCGACAATATCCCTGTCGAACGAAATAAGACTCCTATCCATCGATGTTAAGCTTATTTCTCTTGAATACGAATCCCATTACACGGGTGTCATCACCCTCCCCGTCAAGAACGAAATAATTACGTAGGCTTCTCATCTCAATAGACAGCTCACGGGTACGGAAATTCCCGTTCTTCTTGTCCACCAGAAAACCGCCACGCTTTAGCTCATTGTTAAGGACAGCGATATAAGATTCCTTTTGTCCATAACAATCCATGTACTTGGCTCTAGTATCATCCGAGTATCCGTAGTTGATGTAGAAAGAAAGTAAGTTTATCGTCCTTTCAGTAATCAAACTCCTACCCTTGGAATCCAGATAGCCGTTGTATATCCTTAAGAACTGCTGGATCATATCCAACCTAGTATCGTAAGGTAAGGCAAATACGAAAGCTTTCCTCTGTTCCGGCATATGAAATTAGTTTTCAGCAAAACTACTTAAAAAAAATATCGTTGTCAAGAAATTTCGCCATAATCAACATAATATATACTGACTAGCATGTATTTACGATAATCCAAAGGAAAAAGGCTGATGGGGTAGGACGAACGAAGCCATGCATGTCTACGGCAGGCCACGATGGCGAGGACAGTGAAGTTCACGTACGCTACGCGCGTGGACGGCTGGGGACAGCCTTATCCTGCCTCACGGGATGCGACCGCTCCCTTTTTCTTTTTGGCTTGTTGACCTCCTATCCTGCCGTCATCGTACAAGGATATAGCCCAAGGCATCCAAAGGAAAAAGGTTGGTGGGGGACGTACAGGGACAGTTAAGGTAAGGCTACCGCCGTCATCACGGATCGTGCCGTCGGGACTACGCAATTGACATGGACGGCGTGAGACGATACGGCCCGTACCTTGAGGCATGTAGCCCAACCTTTTTCCCTTTGGCGTTTTCACCTTCTCCCTGCTTACCTTACAGGATATGGCTCCAGGTATCCAAATAAAGAATGGCCGGCTCTCGCGACATGGACGGCGGTAGAGCTATGTTCGCCTGCCGGAGCGTGAGCGACCGCACAAGACCTCGCTTTTTCTTCTTTGGCTTCTGCTCCACCCGATCCCCCTACTGGGGCCCGGCTTCCGGTATATGATACGGCTTCTACCATGTTTAGCCTGCGGTATCCTGCCTGACGGCACCATACCTTGGCAGTAAAAAGCAATGTTTTATTAAATAGAGACTTTAAGTGGAGTACACAGGAACTCGACGTCAGGAGAGGTTCTGTGTACGGATAGAGATATTAGAAAGTAGTATATGTTTATAGAGTTAATTATATTTAATAAATATACCTATTAACGCGCGCGTAACAAGTGTAGTGTCAAAAATGATCTTCCACAAACACAGTGATTTACCCTCTCTAATTTATTACGATAATTTCGTATAAACAACAAATGGGTGACCTTCACAGGCTACCCATCCATCCGAATAACTTGTTTCGTATTGATGAAACTTGTATATTCGCAGCAAATAAAATCTTCTATGGGAACAAAGATAGGAATTTTACATATAATGAAATCAAATTTCGATAAGATTATTACCGAAAGATATACTCCACGTAATATTCAGGTCAAAAAAGATGAGCTAGGATGCGTAAAACTTCCAGCCGGGTCACTTATATGTCCAGTTGATTTTAAACCTGTTACCAATAAGGAAGGCAAAAAAGTGACATCTATAAAATATTCATTGAAACATGAGGAGTATCATGGATCAGGTATTCAGATCAGTGATGAATGTAAGATGGCAATGATATATCTTATTATCATAAACGTATTCAAACATGTGTTTCTAAGAAATAGGATGCATGGCGGGAATAGAGATCAGATAGAGATCAATACCAATGATTTTATTGATATCCTATCAGATGGATGCGCTTATTTCTGCTACCGCCATGTGTTAAGGGATTCTCATGAGGATATGAACTACCAGCTTATAAGCTTAAAGGCTTGGGCTGAAGGAGAGATTATGATAGCTTTATCGGATATCATAAAATACAAGCATAAGGCTAGTAAGACCCCAAGGATAAAGGATATGTTTGTAAAGAAAGGAGAATCTGTATATACCTGCCTTGATAAAAATCTTGATTCGAATACCAGAAGATGGATGGCTAACAAAAGTCGTAAATTAAATAGAGTCAAGATGTTATCAAAAATAATATTCTCAGCTAGAAACAGAAATATAAATAAGATATATAAGGTAACTAAAAAAAGAACTATCAAATTCAATGTGTCATATCTTATGGATAGATTGAATATAAAGTTATCAAAAGAAGGTATGATGCTAATATCCCAAAGAACGGTATATCGGATGATAAAAGAAGTTCTTAGTATGTGCTGTAAGACTATATCCGATTTATATGATGAGGTAAAGAAAAACAATGGAATAGTCAATACCAAAGACAGGAAAAATGTAACTATCGGGCACCTAAGACTATCATACAGAGGAAAGATAATGCATATAATCATCGCCGAAGATTTTATAAAAGACGTCTTTTTAGGGGTAAAAGGGTCCGAGATGAGTAAAGCTGGATGATTTGAGTATCAGATATAAAATCTAATATTTATATATTATTTACATTTATTCTTAATAGTTAATTATAACTATTCGTATCTTTGTACCATAAACTTAAAAGATATGGTACAAGAGGATTTTAGAAATGAAAACGACCTCCTTCGTCATATTATGACGGTGGATAAAAACGTGGAGCAGGGTCGTGCCTTGAAGAAGATTTTCACCACTAGGGAGAATCTGTTTATTACCGGTAGAGCTGGTAGTGGTAAAAGTACGTTCATGAGACGTATCGTAAAGTTCTTGGGTAAGTGCGTTATCGTAGCACCGACTGGAGTGGCGGCGTTGAATGCCGGTGGACAGACCATTCATTCGTTCTTCTCTATAAAGAACGATCCTTACATTCCTTCTATCGAGAGAGGTATGTTGTCGAATAAGGTGGATGTAAGTCCGTTTATGAAGAAGAAGATCAAGAATCTTGATACTATTGTCATTGACGAGATCAGTATGGTAAGACCTGATTTGCTTGATGAGGTGGCTGACATACTTAGACAATGCAGGCGTAGCAAGGAGCCTTTCGGTGGCGTTAGGTTGATTATGTTTGGAGATCTATCACAACTACCTCCTGTGGTGACGGCGGATGATTTTATTGACAAATATTATGAGAGCCGGTTCTTTTTCTCATCAAAGGCATTAAGAGCGTCAGGATTCTCGGTCATTACCTTCGAGAACGTATTCCGTCAAAAAGATCCTCAGCTTCTTTCCGTACTTGAGGATATAAGATGTGGGGTTATTACCGACGAGTCAAGACAGATATTGGATAGCAGGGTCAAGTATCCGGATAATATGGATAATACTATAATTATATGCTCAACTAACAAAGAAGCTTATGAGATAAATACGACTAATCTTGATAAGATCAATAATAAGGTATTTAAGTTCGATGCCACTGTATTCGGGGAGAAGCCTGTAGCGCCTTGCGAGGATGAGCTTATAGTAAAGGTAGGGGCTAAGGTCATAATAACCAGAAACGGCAACGGGTATGTCAATGGCTCGATGGGTATCATAACAAGCATAGATACTGTTGATGAGACGATATATGTTCATCTAGATAACGATACTGAGGTGGAGATAACCAAAGAGAAGTGGGAGAAGATGAAGTACAAGCAGGTAGATGATTCCCTTGAAGGCATTTCTTGCGGCTATATAATACAATATCCATTGAGGTTAGGATACGCCATAACTGTCCATAAATCCCAGGGAATGACTTTAGATAATATATTTGTAGACATCAGCAGAGCCTTCGAGATAGGACAGATATATACCGCTCTTTCAAGATGTAGGTCTATAGACGGTCTTTATCTAAAATCAGTTCCTAAGGAAGATATGGTACTGCTAAGCGATAAGATATCTGACTTTATGGATAAGGTAGATGAGAATGAGGGTGTTTTGAATCCGGAAAAGATATCTGATATCGGGAAGGATATGATCAAGAAACAACAGGATTTGTTTAATTTCGATGAATACGGATTATAATGGCTAAGAAAGAACTTTTTTCAGACGTAGATGAGTTAGTATCATCTTTAAATAAAGAGCTTGGAGAAGGCTCGATAATGAACTTCGGTGACGATAAGCCTATAATATCCATACCAAGGGAAAGCACAGGTTCGCTGGTGGTGGACAAGGCCCTCGGCGGCGGATGGGCGGTAGGCCGGATCCATGAGCTGGTCGGGATGGAATCTTGTGGCAAGACCATGATGTGTACGTTAAGTATGATCGAGTTCCAGAAAAAGCACCCCGATAAGCTGGTAGCTATAATAGACGTGGAGAACGCTTTTGATATCGAATACGCTAAGAAGATGGGATTGGACGTGAACCGGTTCCTTATTTCCCAGCCAAGCTACGGGGAGTTGGCTATCGATATTACGGCCAAGCTGGTGGAGTCCGGCAGGGTAGGCTTTATTGTCGTGGATTCTGTGGCGAATCTAGTCCCTAAGAAGGAGATTGAGGGTGATATGGAAGACAGCAACATGGGATTACAAGCCCGGTTGATGTCAAAAGCTATGAGAGTTCTTACCGGGATCGTAAACAAAAGCGATTGTGTTCTGGTATTCATCAACCAGTATCGTGAGAAGATTGGTGTAATATACGGTGATCCTAAGGTAACAACCGGCGGTAATGCCCTTAAATTCTACGCCTCTATCCGTATGGAGATGTCAAGGAAGAAGGTCATTGTAGGAGAAGACGGGTCTTCTATCGGCCATGAGGTTAGGATAAAGGTATTGAAGAACAAGACAGCTATACCTTTCCAAATAGCAGAGACGGCTTTGTATTATGGCGTAGGATTTGACAAGGAGCTTGAACTTTTGAAGTTATGTGAGGAAACCGGTATCTTTACCCGTAAAGGATCATGGTACTGGTACGGAGAGGTCCGAGTAGGCAATGGAGTGGATAATACGTTAAGTATTATGAGAGACAATCAAGAATTGTGTCAAGAATTAAGAACTAAACTAAATATTTGAGGTTATGGCTATCGGAGCAAAATTTGTAGACGTAATACCTTCTAGTGTTGAGAACGCTATAGAGGTAAAAAAAGAGGATGTAAAGACCTATCTATTCGTAGGTATTCCTATGAGCGAGTTTATCGGCAAGAAACATGAGTTTGAGGGATATATATTCATGTGCTTACAAGGTGTAACCGGTGGGGTTGAGCTTGGCGGTGATATAGCCGTAGCCGTATTGAGACCGGTTCGCCCCGCCGTAGGGGAGGCTTCTTACCATTTGGTGGATATCAAGAAGTGTAAGTATAATAGAACTGACGTAGTTTTATTATTTAGAGAGGGAGATTTTAAGGTTATTAAACGAGACGATTGTAATCTAATCTAATATGGGAACATATATCTCTATAAAATCAACGGTAAACGCATTCAGGTACGGTATTGATCCTATACCTGAATGGTTCGATAAGATATCTAACAAGACTGATGAGGTTGATGTTATGGTTGAAGGGAATAAGGTAAAGGCATTGGATATAAGGCTAGAAAATGGTATTCTACGGGCTTTTTACGGTTATTATATAGGTATGTATCCAGATAAATCGATACAGGTGTTTAGGCCGGAGGATTTTCATTCATTATATACGATTAAAATATGAAAATATACACTGGACTGATAAAATATCTAGGATGTAGATGTTTTTATTACAATAGCGGTATGAATATACCTATTGGGTTCGTATGCGCTGAGATACCTGATATTAGTTCTATATTATCATCAAAGAATGGATTATCTCATTTTTATGAACATATGATAATAAAATATAATGATGATATTAGTGATAAGTTATTCTTTGATTTTAATGGATATACAGATCCTAGATCATTAGTATTTAAAGGATTTACATTGCCTGATGTTGATATCAAGAAGTGTATTGATTTTTCTTATAATTTTATCGTATATCCAGATATAAGTGAAGATCTTATAGAAAGTGAGAGGAATGTTATATTAACTGAAATTGATAATGATGAATCATGTATTAATATCGATAGACTTATAAAACTATCTGGAATAGATAAACGTTGTTTTATAAACACATTAGGTACTAAAAGGTATGTCAGCAAAATAACAAGGGATGATCTTTATATGTGCCGAGATACGATATTGAATAAGTCGGAAATGGTATTTCATTTATATGGATGTGATGATTTTATGAATAAATATGTATCAAATATAACGGAATTATCAAATGAAGTTGATATTAATACATACTATCGTAATAGTCTTAAATATTTCCATGTTCATGATCCTAAATATGGTGTTTATAAATATACTAAAAAGCCCAAACATTTATATGTATCATTTGTATTAGATAATTATGATTTTAAGAAATTGTGCGTGTTGCTTATCATATTATCTATGATGTGTGATAATTATAATTTCTCTATGTTTAATTATCTTAGATCTAACGGATTATGTTATTCAGTAAATAGGAGATATATAGAATGCACGAATAGAATAGTGGCCAACTTGATAATTGACGTAAGCCCAGATAAATGTGAGATTACAAAAGATTATGTGGTTGATTATATTAATAACTTTAAGCTTATAGCAAATAATGACAACATAGAATATGCTATAAGAATGATTAAATTAAATGATAGATTGAATATAATGAATATTGAGGATTACCACGATGCCTATATATCTTTTGTAAGATCAAGACTTAATGGGGTAATGGATTTATATAAATCATATGAAAGTATATCTGTGGATGATGTGCGTGATATGGTTAAAGATATTACTGAGGATAAATTAATAATTCAATATTGTTCCTAATATGAATGCAGTTATAGGAATAGATCCGGGTATAGATACCGGAGGATTGTCTATGATCCCTGAGAACGGGGAGGTTAAGGTAATTATGACTCCAAGGATATCGGTTAAGGGGGATATAGATCTTAGGGCTATATCAAGTTTCTTCCTCGATGCCGCTGACAAGATCCAAGAAAAGGGAGGCGGGACGCTGGCGATCGCCGTCGAGGACGTCCATAGCATCCACAACAGCTCGGCAGCCAGCAACTTCACCTTTGGCGGGAGACGCCGGGAACCGAACGCCCTATTCGCTATGATGGTGGAGATGATGGAGCGATACGGATCTCACCCGGATGTTAGGTTTATGTTCGAGGAGGTGCAACCAAAGACCTGGCAGAAGGAGCTTCATACGACAGCCGATCGGGTGTATACGGCGGCGAAGTTAGACACGAAGGCTACCTCCATCCGATGCGCCATGCGCCTTTTCCCTTTGGTCTCTTTCGTGAAACCATGGTCAGGAAAAGGAGTACAACCTACTAAGATACAAGACGGAATGTGTGACGCCACGCTTATAGCCGAGTATATTAGACGTAAGTTTAAACTATTTTAATACTATTAAGTATTTATTGTATTTGTATTAATATAATTATGATTATATTTGCGATGTAATAAAAAGTTGTTCGTTATGCTTATAAGATGCTTGTCGAAGTCATTAAATGAGAAGTTGGGCAAATTGGAGACGGTGGTTAAGAACGCCGGTTCCAACTCCCTTTATAAGGATCTTAAGATAGATGTTGTCAATAATCTGGCTTATATCACTTCCGTAAATGCCAAGGTATGTGTTATAGAGCGATTGGAGGTCGAGGCTGACTCTAACTTCTCTTTCTTGGTAGAGGCAAGCTCTTTTATTAAGTTCATGAAAAAACAGAAGAATTGCGAGATTACGATACTGCTTTCGGATAAAAAAGATCAGATAACGATCCGCTATGCTTCTGGTGAGTATAGTTGTCCGGCTTTTGATATCAATACATTCCCGCAGGTACATAAGATACTTGATGGAGGAATTAAGGTTAAGATGAGCGATTATGTTTCGGTTCTTAACAAAGCCAGCGATTATACGGAGGTAGATGACTTTTATCCATGCATCGAGAATGTGGTCATTGATATTGATGATATTAATATTAATATAGTAAGTACGGATAGAAATACTATTTACAGGTATTTTGTCCCTAATCAGGATAAGGTAGAGAAGATGTTTATCCCGGTATCGAACGAATCTGCGATATTGCTTGATAAGCATATCGATAAGTCATCGGATATGTTGTCTATAAAAGTGGACGATACTAAGACTTATTTCTCTACGCCTGATATGGATATGTATGAGACCCATTTTGAGGGTAATTATCCAAATTGGAGGTTCGTGGACGAGCATTTTGTCAAAACAAGTACCTATGTCTTTGATAAGGATCTACTCGTCCAAGCCCTCCAAAACAATCTTAAGGTAAATGAGTTCGATCATTGCAAGTTGATATTTACCGATAAAGGATGCGGTATTATGTCAGAGAACCCGTCTTCCGGTAAATCATGTAAGGAGAGACTTGCTTCTTTGTCTTATCATGGTGAAGATATTATATGTAACGTATTATGTGGAAGATATCTTGGTATTATAAAAAGCGTCTCATGTAATAGGGTGGTTATCGAGCATGATCATAAATCTCATTTCAATAAGATTTATGGGGAGGATAATAAGAACGAGTATTTCTTGTCATCATCAGTTATTGTTTAATATTTAAAAATACATAAAATGGGAGTTAGAGAAAATTCATCAGGTGGTAATAACCATTACTTTAAAGTAAGTGGTAGCGGATTATTATATCAGTCATCAAGAGAACCAAAGGAAGGTTTCGAGGAGCATATAAACGAGAAGACCGGAGCCGTTTCTTATTGGAGGGTATTCTGGAACGGTATCGAAGGTTATTTGTCTGATATCAATGTGCGAGAAGTGGAGTTCAATGGAATAAATGCCAAATACTTATCCATAAAGATAAGTGATGAGGATGGTAATTACTTTATAAACGTTCCTTTGATGACTCAAAAAGGAGGTATCAATAATTACGTTAAGTCACTGGTAAGGTACTTGCCTAATATCGACCTGAAACGTAAGGTGGTGATCAATCCTGCTCATGCTAAGAAAGGGGATCAATATGCTCCCGGTAATTTCTTTATCTCATACGCAAGGGAGACTCCTGACGGTAAGGACGAGCTTATCCAGCAATATTATAAGAACGGGCAGAATGGATGGCCTGACAGGGTTGAGAGTACTGATATAATGGGGAATAAGAAGTTTGATTATACGACCCAAGACGCTTTCGCTTATCAGGTACTTAATAAATATATCCAAAGTATTAAAGCGGATGGCGTGAGACCGGTTCAGTCTCCAAGCCAAAACAACGCTGGTGAGGCTATAACGCAAACGCCCCCACCGTCATACGCTACGCAGGCTCCATCGCAAACGCCTCCTCCATCATACCAGCAGGCTCCGCAGCAAGCGCAAGCCCCTTTGTTTGGAGGTCAACAACAACCTCCTCAATATCCTCCTTTTGGAGACGACAGTGATCTTCCATTTTAATTAACTAATTAAAAATCAGAAAGTTAATGGAGAGTAATTTTAATATATCTACTAAAGTGAACCGTGTCTCGATGCCTACCCAAAATAAGGTAGATACGGTTATGAAGAACCTAGGGCATCGATCTTGTATAGCGTATTCCGAGGAAAAGGATATGTATTATAAGGATGGAGAATGGGTAGCGTCAGATCTTGACGCTACTATCTTACCTCTTAGGGAGATGTTCGAGAAGACATCTGATTTTAAGTTAGGACTGAAGATCGTTTATTTAATAATCAAATTATAATGGCCAGTATTGAGGATATTAAAAAGCTTCTGGAAAGCAAGTCGTTTACATCAGCCAGAGACCTTGATGAGCTTGAGGAGAAGCCAGATGATAAACAAAACGAGGTTAGATTGAATTGCGACCCTATGGTAGGGATGATGGAGGAAGAGGGGAAGATCTTCCTTAACTCCGTAAGATTCTCGAAAGCATGGAACTCGTTGGGTAAGGATATTCCTATCAAGCAGGGTAATGCTTTCCCATTAGGACAGGGTGATGTCCTTGATATAGACACAGGGGTATGGGCGTCGTTCCCGGATAATACCATAGGGGTGTTGATGATGCTGCCGTCGTTTACCGGAGATACGGGACTTACTTTGGTAGGATCACCGTTCGTCTCGTCTAATAACGGGAATATCATGATCAGGGTCACTAATGTCCGTAAGGATATGGCTATAGTCGAGAAAGACAAACATATAGCTGAGTTAATTATAGTCGGTAAGATAAAAGGCGATATTCGTAAAACTTATAACAGTAATGAACATTCTCGCGAATAATACATAATTCATGCAAACCATAAAACATTTGCATCGCATTATGTATAATAGCTAAAAGCTATTCCGATTATTAGCCTAAGCCTTGAGACAGAGGCTACGTTATTTGAGAATATATAGTTACCAAGGAATGTTTACCCAAGTTCCTTGCTCTAAGGTAGGTAATTAAACAGGGATTGTATTTGGGTTCCAGTGTTGCCTATATAAAACCTAAAAATAACATTGGCGATGGGTACTTACAGGAGAAATCCTGACTTATGTTGAATAAACATTGAATTAGTTTGTAAAATGGTGTATGTACAAGACATAGATGGTAAACCGATGATGCCTACGACAAGGCATGGGAAGGTTAGGAGGTTGCTTAAAGCAAATAAAGCAACCGTAGTGAATCTTTGTCCGTTTACTATTCGTCTTACGTACGCTACTTCAGGTTACAAACAAGAAATTGTGTTAGGCGTTGACGCAGGTACAAAACATGTTGGTCTATCAGCAACGACGAAAAGCAAGGAGCTTTACAGCAGTGAAGTTATTCTTAGAAGTGATATTGTAGAACTTTTGTCTACAAGAAGAGAGTTAAGAAGAACGAGACGAAATAGGTTGAGATACAGGAAGCCTCGTTTTGGCAACAGGGTAAAAAGCAAACATCATGGATGGGTAGCACCTTCGGTGAGACACAAAGTTGATGCTCATATCCGTGTTATCGACAACATCTGTTCTACCCTGCCGATATCCCGTATCATCGTCGAGATTGCCCAATTTGATACACAAAAGATCAAGAATCCTGACATCTCCGGTAACGAATATCAGGAAGGAGATCAACTTGGTTTTTGGAATGTCAGGGAATATGTCTTGGCAAGGGATGGGCATAAATGTCAACATTGTAAAGGAAAGTCGAAAGACCCGATCCTGAATGTTCATCACATCGAATCTCGAAAAACAGGAGGTGATTCACCATCCAATCTCATTACCTTGTGTGAAACTTGTCATAAGGAATATCACAAAGGGAATATTGATTTGAAGGTGAAACGAGGCAAGTCGCTTCGCGACGCAGCCGTAATGGGAATCATGAAATGGAAGTTGTACGAGGAGTTGAAATCGAGATATCCAAACGTTTCAATGACTTTCGGTTACATCACGAAATACAATCGGATTAAATATGGAATTGAAAAATATCATATTTCTGACGCCTTTGTCATTTCTAAGAATTTCAACGCTTTAAGGTTGGAATATCATTACAAAGTAAGGTTGGTTAGAAGGCATAACCGTCAAATCCATAAACAAAAGGTTTTAAAAGGAGGGGCTAAAAAGCCGAATCAATCTCCTTTTGAAGTTTTTGGTTTTCGTTTGTTTGACAGGGTTATGTTTGAAGGCAATTATTACTTCATATTTGGAAGACGTAAATCGGGTAGTTTCAATATTCGTGATATCAACGGCGGTAATCAGCGGAATGTTACGTACAAAAAGTTGAAATTATCAATAGGTAAACGTTTTATGATACAAAAAGAAATGAATTGATTAATTTAAATGAAGATATGAATATGTTCGGATTGAAAATAGTAAAGAGTAGTTATATAGATACTCTAAAACAGGATCTTGATGAAGCTATTAGCTATTCAAGTAGATTAAAAAGAGATTATGAGGATTCCCGCAAGAAGATAACGGAATTAGAAGAGAAAGTAGGGTATCTTGAAACTCTTTCCGATTCCCTTAATATGGATATAGAACAAAAGGATTCTATTATAATTAAGATGGGTAATGAGCTTAGTAAATCAAGAGAGATATATAATGAGTCGGTAAAAGAGAAAGAAACTCTTAAACGGGCTTATATGGATATCGAGAAGAAACATAAACTATCATCTAAATTACTCGATGAGGCTAGAAGAAGATATAAGGAACTTGAGGACCAGAATAAAATCATGTCAGATCGTATCAAGTATCTGGAGGCAGAGATTTTAGACATCGATGTTCCTAATGAGGTTGTTGTTGATGAGGATAAGATGGATCCTAACTCAGGTCATATTGATATACCTGAAAATAACGCCCCTGAGGTCGCTGATGCCGGTATTGACGTAAATGTCGAGAATAAGGCGGAGGATAAGAAGAAATCTAAGAAACGTAAAAAATCTAAGAAAAGTGAATAAGATCTTGTTTTTCTTGTTAACGTTATTTACCTTAGCGGTTGTCGGATGCAGTACGTCAAGAACCTATTATACGGAATATGATACTACTGACATATCTTATGTGGTGGATTCCATAGTGTCTTCCGGGACCGTGATGGGCCAATGGAAGGAGTGGCGGTTTACGCTGGACGACGGCCGGGTCGATAACTTTGGATTTACCGCCCTATACGACGCCAAGGGAAAGGCTAGAGGGTCTATACAGGTAAGGCAAAGATCCGATACGTTTAATATCAAGATAATTGATTACCATAAAAATGATAAAAAATGAGTTACGGGTTAGGATATATACCATCCCCTGTGGATGACAGAGACGCTATCATGAACATGCAGCATGAGGCTGTCCCTGATGAGTATAAGGTCAATAACGTTGACAGCGTAGTGGATCAAGGATCTTCTCCTATTTGCGCTGCGGTAAGCTTAGCTGAGATACTTAACTGGAGAAAGAGTATAAGGGCTATTAAAAGACCGGCTAAGATCTCTCCCTACGATATATATGATCTGAGAGAGGATAAGGATCAAGACGGGATGGTTCTTCGTGACGCTATCAAGTCTATCAAGAACATAGGCGTAGATGGGGAGAAAATAAACAGTTACGCTAGGATCATAGATCCGGTATCAGCTAAGGTGGCTTTGATGCTGAATGGGCCTCTGGTTATAGGTCTGTATTGCTATAATTATGGTAATCGATTCTGGCAAGGCCAAGGGCAGAACTTGGGAGGTCATGCCGTTATCCTCACCGGCTGGGACAAGGCCGGCTTCGTCCTACAGAACAGTTGGGGGACGGGATGGGGTAGGTCTGGCGTGGAGACGTTCCCGTTCGAGGATTGGTGCTATATGCTAGAATGTTGGACAATAGTTTCATAAATTTACTATATAAACTTCGAGAAATTCCGTCCCACATCCTCTTGTGAAAGCCGATGTGGATATATTTTAATTAACTTATATTATAAAATAACTAAATACAATGAGTAGATTTAAAGAAATTGAAGGTTATAACAATGATTATTTTATTACTGAAGACGGAGATGTGATATCTGTCAAAAGAGGTAAGAAAATATTATTAAAGAAACGAGTTAATAGCCGTGGGTATTATTATGTAAATTTGTGCAAAAATGGTAAATACAAATCCATATGTATTCATAGGCTAGTTGGAATTTACTTTGTTGAAAACAATAATGGATTTAATGTGTTAAATCATATAGATGGTAATAAGTTAAATAATAGATATGATAATCTTGAATGGTGTGATCAGGTTCATAATATGAAAGAAGCGTCAAGAATGGGGCTTCTTAAAATAAAAAGAGGAGCTGAATCTAATTTATATAGTGGGAAATTAAATATTGATATATCAAATATGATAAGAAGTATAAGAAGTAATGAAAAGTTATCTTATGATAAGATCGCTAAAATGTTTGATGTATCAAAAGCAACTATAATAAATATATGCAAAAATAGAATATATACATAAAACCATCCTGGCGTATCCCCTCAAGCTTATACCTTGTAGAAAGGGTAGTTGGTCGCACGTGGGTTCAAGCCCCTCCGCCAGGACTACGTTGTTTTTTTGGGGAAAAACTAGCATAGAGTTTTGTCATTAGGTTTTTTAAAGTTTAGATGTTTTTAGTACCCTTGTCCGTGAGGATCAGGGTATATGCCCCAATAGCTCAAGAGGAAAGTAGCACATCTCTCCTAAAGATGGTATCCACGTTCGAGTCGTGGTTGGGGTACATGGTGTTTTCTTAAACATATTCCCGTAGGTCGGTAATTAACGATAACCGGTAGACAGCCTACGGGAATCAATAAAATCTTACGTGCTTAAGATCGCTTTCAGTTCTATTTTTCGTGTGTAATCTATAGGAGGGTAGCACGACCCTCCTATTTATAATAACTATTTGGTATGGATATTAATCAAATAAAAAAGTATCTACCAGCAGGATGGGATGTGGTTGATCTAATAGATCACGGCATAATTGATCTTGATATCATGAATGGTAAGATGATGGGTGAGTATGTGGCTGTGTTGATGATAAAATCTTATGATAAGACCAATGGCTATATCCTAACCGCTTTCTCGTTCCATGATAAAGATATGGATAAGTTGAGAATGTTGATAGGTAACGCTATAATGGCGGTAGGATATAGGAATAATCCTCTTACTGGAGATGGGAACACGGCAATCAAATAAAAGTGCTGAATACACTGAAAGAGGGATATTGGATATCCTTAACAGACAGTTCTTGGTATCTCCTAGATGGATTATAAACAACTTGTATGTCTATAACTGGGAGTCCGATTATCTGGCTATAACCAGATCCATGTACGCTTATGAGGTTGAGGTGAAGATCTCGTTGGCTGACTATAACAAGGATTTCGAGAAAGAGGGTAAGCACCAAGTAATGCAAGGCTGGTTCGAGGCTCGGAAGCAAGCCCTATACGAGACCGGGGACTGGGTCAGGTACGGCCGCCCCAACTACTTCTACTACTGCGTTCCGGATGGGTTGGTTGATCCTAAGGACATACCTCCGTACGCAGGACTCGCTTATGTTTGTGGCAGGAATTTGAGAAAGATCAAGGACGCCCCTATCCTGCATCGTGATAAATTTGACCCCGAAGCTTATAAGATGGCAGACAAATTCTACTACAATTGGTGGAACGAGAGACGTAAAGCCAGACAGATAGAAGGGAAGGATATGAAAGATGAGTTCAGGAAGAGCATGAAAAAGGTGAAGGAGAAGATAACCGTCGATGCTAAGATCAGGGCGATGGAGGCGTTCTGGAGCGTCTGCGATTATGCCTACTGGCCGTATGGGGGAAGAGGGGTGCCCGGAATGAGACCCAACTGTTCCGCTTGTGGCGAGGAATGTAAATTACAATGTCCGAAAGGAAAGGAATTTAAAAACAAGATACGATGAGTAAGATTAAAAATGTATTGGCAAGAGCCATTTCATTGGCGTCAGAACAACCAATGAGTTATAATGAGGTAGAATCATTACTTGAAGATATAGATACTTGTAAGGTCAAGATATGGCTGGAAGAAGGAGCTATATTGCCTAAGTACGCCCATAAGGAGGACGCTTGCATGGATCTGTTCGTCAAGGATGTAGAACTTGACGGAGGCAGGACCATATATCATACCGGTGTACATGTAGCATTGCCGGAGGATTATGAGATGGAAATACGCCCTCGTAGTAGCATCACCAAAACAAAGTCTGTTATCCAAAACGCCCCGGGAACCGTTGACGAAGGATATAGAGGCGAGATTATGGTAGTATGTAGACGTGTGGATTGTTATGATGATCCTTCTTATTCGGTTGGGGACAAGGTAGCTCAATTGCTTATCCGTAGGAGGGAACGTATCGTATGGGATCAGGTAAAGTCGTTGGATGACCTCGGATATACCGATAGAGGCGATGGTGGATTCGGAAGCACGGGGAGATGATCATGAGCGGAAGGGTTAAGATAAAGATCAAGGATAAGAAACCTAAGATCGATGTATTTAAGGTAATAGATAGCCGGTTTAAGAATATGAACGAGCTTCGGGATCTGATCGACATGGATCCAAGGAAAGGGCTGGTCAGGATCCGGGACGGGGCCGGCTTTAGGGAGGTGGAGCGGGGCGGGTGCCTGCACCGGAACTACCTTAACCTGTTGGAGGAAGAACTGGGCGCTAAACTATCAATAGATCTGATAGATAAGTATGTTAAAAGAAAATAGCATACCACCTGCCCTAGGTAATTCCTAGGGCAGATCCGTTTTATATACCGATGTGTCTACCACTATCTGGTTATCCAGATCCTCAATCAACTCAATGATCTCATCCCTTATATCATAAGAAAGCAAGATCGGTATTATGGTTAGTATAAAAGATAGTATTATTCCTGATCCTATTATGATAGTAATATCATCACACTCTATATCTAACATCGGCATGACAAACATCAACCCGGCCGTGAATATCATCACGAATAACGCTGATATCTCATTTATCATATCCCGCTCCATCGTATCCTTAATCATATCTCCTCAACTTTAGTATGGTTTATTATCCTACTGATATGACGGATACTTAATCCAGTCCTGTCCTTTATCTTGCCATATACGTAGTTCCTTGATACGACAGTAGCCAAATCACCTAACTCGTCCAGTATCTCATTATACATCCTATGGATCTCGTTGTTGCGGATAACCGTACTGTCCCTTACATATATCTTCTCAACGTCATCGTCGCAGAAGAAGATCTTAAGCTTATGAAGTATGTCTCTAAACATGATTATAGTTTTGTCCCAAAGATATGAAATTTTGAGGATAAAACCAGAAGGAAGCCAAAAATAACGGGAGGCGGAGAGAGGACGGGGGATGCCCGGAAGGATGGAAGCCAGCCCGTTTCCTTGAATTCAGCGACATGATCTGAGAATAAATCATATATTTGTATGTACAAAATGCATAATAATATGATATTGAATAAAATTAACTCAATGGGGGGGGGTATTTCCAACCTCCATAAAAACAATAGATTATGTTAAGAAGAAGATTTTATCAAAGTTATAAATCGCCTATTAATAATGGCGTTTATGCTGTTAGACAAGATGGCAGGTTAATACCTTTATCAAGAGCTGATAATTCGTGTATATCTGTGGCTATTATATATGATGGTCATAAGATTATGATTGAGAAAAACGAGGACTCTAATCAGAGCTACAAAACAGCCACGTCCGGTTTGCCCGATTCTTCTAACAAGACTTACTCTTTTTATTGGGGTGAACATGGCACGGATCAGATTGGCATTACAAATTATGACAAGGTGGACGGTATCAATAGTTTTGGTTTCCTGAAACAGGAATCGGGTTCATACGGCGGTACTCCCAACATTTCGGAAAATATTTCTTCATGGACAAGCGGGGTTTTATCTGATTGGAAGGGGAAGGCTAATTCAGAGGTATTAAAAAGAATAACTACCGGTGGCGGTTCTTATACTTCCTATGCGACAGCCGGTCATGTACTTAATACGTTCTTGGCCAGTCCTGACGCCAAAGGGTATGATGATTGGTATATCCCATCATGTGGTGAGCTTTCATTGATATATATGCACTTGACGAGTGTCAATAACGCATTATCGGCTATTGATGGACAACAATTAACTAAGGATTACTATTTGTCTAGTTCGGAGTACGATCCGGAAAATTTCTGGATCGTACTATTCAATAATGGGCGTGTATTTAAACGTCTAAAGAGATTGGGCTGCCGTGTCAGGTTTGTCCGTAAAATCGAGTGATAATAACATTTCATATGGGATCCAATGGAACGGGCCGGATCACATCCTTCCTGGCCTGCCCATCGGGTCTTCCGCCAGCTACTTCTATTGGCTAACACCCCTCCATCCATGTCGAGGTTTGGAATATCCCCCCCCCATGTATTTAACTTCTTTATTCATAATATGTTATGTTTTAATTATATCGCAAATATAATAAAATTAATGGGATTATTAAGTCGTGAGGGGATGAGGGATGGGGACATAGGAATATGTTGGGACGCCGGACATATTGGGATATGCGGGATATGTGGTGAGGATGGGGGATATGCGGAGATATGTGGGATATGTGGGATATGTGGGACGGACCACCTCCCCGAAATCGGCCCGGCCGGGCTGCCGTTTTTTGGACCACCCCCCCAATCCACGAAAGACGGGAAACAGGAACGGCAAACGATCAACGGACCGAAAAAAAGAATGCTTATTTTGTATTTAACTTGCTGATTATCAATCATATAAACCAATATTTTAATATACATTTACATTTGATTAGATTTATTACATATAATCGTCGAATTTTTATTGCAAAATATTTGTTGGACAATAAAACATATTGTATATTTGCCCTTGTAAGATAACAACATTAATAAACAAGGTGTACCAGATACCGATACAAGTCCCAAAGGTATGGGCGAAGTATATGACAAGCAAAGATATTAACAAAGTCCAGAATGAAGTTAAGAAAGCAAATGAGAAAACATTGACGGGTGCCGTAAAATATTGGTGCCAGCTCTTTAAATCTGGAAAAGAAATCAACGAAATACTCAAGGATAACGATATTAAAGTAGATAAAGCGATCGTTCCCGCTTTGGTTGCTTTGGCAAAGGAAAAAGAGACGGTAATACAATTATGTAAAGAAATATTACCACGTGTAAATGATACTTTTTGCGCCTATAAGGAAATAGAAAGAGAATATTATGACAAGCAAGATCAGGCAAACAACAGCAAGTTGCCATTGGATAAGGTAAACAGTATAGCCGTATTAGGTAATACACATAAACGCTTTGGATATTGTGAGTCTGTAGCATACAGCGACACAAATAGCGTACCATATTATGAAGTGTTTAACGGATCGGATAAACGTATCGTTAAAGTAGCTACACCTATCAAGCGATACACATATAATTTGATCGCCAAATGTATTACTTACTACCTAACACACCCTAAAAATGATAGATAATTAGGCGGGCTATAATAGCCCGTCACGGTTGCAAGCTATTGCGTCCCCGTCGCGCAACTGGACTCAGACTAAAATAGCGAGTTATTTAACATATTGCAATAAGGATATACATGTCGGTAGGGTATCGATAGCATGTATAGATAGATCGCCTCTTAACAATGTGATTTGAGTGCGTCGCCAGTCTGGAGACGCACCGTTATCCTTTTGGCCTTATTGTAAGTCAGGTTAGTACGTTAAGGTCTCCTTAATAGGCCGTATTATAATACGGGGTACATTGGTGTATATACGCATGTATAGGGTGTATGGTGATATGCTGTTAGAGTAGCGCATATCAAGTGTATAACGGTGTTATTTCCGTGCTAATGTATCAACACGACGTATGTTAGGGTAGCTTAAATACCTAACATGTGTACGGATAGCAAATAACAACTCTTATAAGGGTATTTTGTGCGGTTAAATTGACGCACAAAGTGCGCCTTGTCGATACGTATCACGGACAACGTATGTGCGTATCTGGCCGGCTTCGTTGTCGGCAAAGGGACGAAACCAAAGAAAATAGGGGGCGTGCGGGCGTTCGGCTGGTCATATCGATAATGCCGGCCGTATTGTCCCCGGCTTACCGTTTCTTATTGGTGCAATTTAAAACGAATAAATTATGTATAGGAGAAAGTTTGACAATCTGAATAGAAAGCTAGCACTTAAAAAAGAAAAGGCTTTAGAGGCTGCAAGAAAGTCTCAAATGGAATTTTATGTTGAGCTTACCAAAGAACTACACAAGTCTAATAAATTAGATTGCAGTAGGGAGTCGGATAAGTGCAGACGTAAGCGTGTTAGTTACATGGCAAACAAATTGCGACAATAGATCGTTTGTTTTTATTTGATTTTAAAGTTTGTGCCCTTCTGTACTGTAGTGATATAGGACGGGAGGGCTTTTTTGTGCCTATATTTTACAAAATGATAGCATATTAATATGTTTTACTTACACATAAAAGTGTTAAGGCGGTAAATTTTAAGCCCTGATCTAAAATCTGTAAGTAAAATGCTTTATTATGTATCATTCTGTATATATTTATATCCATGCAGGCGGGTATATTGTGCCCTTATGTATGGTTTCGTGCGTGAATCGATCCTAAAAGGTATATAATAGGCGGTACTTATTGTATATTTTTTATCTATGTCTGGGCTTATCTTTCCTTAGAGGAAGCTCTAGGGATTGATATATATTATATTATTGATACTCAATTGATTATATTATTTGTGCGTAATTTTAAAATCGTGGTTACTTATTGTATATTTTATGGGATTAGTTATATATTTCGTACTTACTTTGTTTTGTGGTTACATGGCGTTTGAGTTGGGGCGGTATGTTATAGCTACGGGCGACGCCCTGCCCTTAATCATAGTTCTTTTATTGGCTTTATTATCAATACATTGCATAAAGCAAATATATAAGGCAATCAAGAACAAGGACCTCGATATCCTAGACTGAACGGGCGTTCCACGTGGAACAATCGGGAGGAAGGTCTCGGGTTTTATGCTGGGAGTTGGTGGGGTTGGGGTGTTTTGCGGGAGGGTGCACCTCCAAACAAGGGAAACCAAGGAAAAACCAAGGGAAACCAAGGAAACAAAGAAAACCCCTTCAATCAACAAAAGAAATACCTTCCAATCAATGGGAGTATCTTCAATCAATAGGATTCCTTTCTAAACAGGGGTAATACTTTACCGTTAAGTGGAAACGCAAAGCGGTTGCGAGCGATGGTGGGTAGGGTGTTATTGGTGGTAGATATTGTCTGTTGGTGTGGGAGTGATGCGGAGGGAACCAAGGGAAACGGGCGGCGGCGATGGCGTGGGGTCGGCCCCGCTGGTCGTCCGTTCCCTGTTCTCCTTTGGCGGTAGTGTAATATTAAAAATCTGATGGTGATATGACGAAAGAGGAAGCGAAAGAAAGGTTCGGTGACAATATAATAAACAAACTATTGTCGCTTGGTGCTGAACCGACAAACGTATGCAGGAATGACGATATTGTGGAATGGTGCAGTGATGGATGCATAAAAGTGGGCGATATTGAAGTATGGGCTTACTATTACTTTTATGAAGGAGAGAACCCTGATTTATGTAATTGGGAGGATCGTATGGAGATAGAGGTAGAGGAATGTTGGATTTAAAATTGACTGATATGAGATTCATGTATTTAACGGAGCTTAGAGGAAAGGATATATGCGTAGGCGACAAAAAGTGCAAGAGGGTAAAAATATGTGTAGGCAGGCCGTTGGCGGATACGCCTAAAACCTATAAACAAATAGGTGGATTTGTAGCAAAAGAACTATCCAACGCTTATAACAGCGGTTGTGTTTCCATCTATGAAGCAAAGAATAAAACGCTCAGATATTCGGTTTATCGAGACGGTTGTTTTTATCCTTATTACGGGAAATTAGAGGTGGCAGAATAATACCAAGGGGAACGGGCGGCTGTGGGGAGGCTGGACAGGCCTTGTCGCCAGCGCCGTCCCTTTTCCCTTGGAAACAATAGAAATAAATATGGACGAAATAGAACTACTAAGATTGCAGGATGAAGCGCTATCTTACCTTCGTGATAATATTACAAAGGATGAGGCGTATTATATCCTTACGACCGATAAGGATATAATAGAGATTCTTATAGCTGATAAGAAGGACGGAAGCAAACGTATCAAGATTCTTGATATGGAATATACTGTCGAGAAGGATGATATGTTATTGTTATTCGATACTGATGGGATAATAGACGAATGTCTTTTGGTTGCCACATACATAGGGGTAAATATGTATTTTCGCAGACAAGATGTCAACGCTATTTTGAATAATATCAATAGAGAGAAAGTTATGAAATATCCTTACATAGCTATTCAGTTAGATAATATACAGACTATAGAAAAGCGTAGGGTTATATTCGAGATAACCGGTCATAGGGTGGATTATGATAAGGTGGATTTTATGTTTGTTTATTTTATGGCTAGAATATTATGAGAGCGAGAAGGACTGTGAAAGAAAGAGATATTGTGAAGATATTGGTATTCGGGTATGATAGGACGCTTATAAAATCCATTAAGGATTCCGGATTCAGAAGTATGTTGGATGTAATATCGTACGCCAATAATATGGTCGGGGATAAGCCCATTGATCATATTAGGGTGTCGAATGAGGCTCGTGGATGGTGTGGGTCATATACTAATTATGGTAAAAGGATAGATTAGTTTGATAGGAGGATATGATATGAGAAGGATTATAAAAGAGAAAGACGATATCAAGGTATCTATATTTAACGGGTGTAGGTTGGCTCGTGTTTTCATTGATTCTGGGTATAGGAATATAGCTATGGTGATAGCCGATTGCGGTAGAATAGCTAATGGTTGTTATCATATACATCATATTGAGGTGGTAAATATGGATAGGGAATGGTATGGCACATATACCGCTGATGGAAAGAAAATTAATTAATATAAATAACATCATGAATAATATCATAGAGAACAATGATGGGGTAAAAAGAAAGGTAAGGGTATATGATTTCGGCGAGAAGGTCGCTGATAGATATACTATTGTATGCGTAAGTGACAGGAATAAAGATTCAAGAGGAATCTTATTTTATCCGATGTTCACTTGTAACGAAAACCCGTCGCATCCGCAAGGAATAGGGATGTATGTAGGGGACTATTATCCTCATAAGGGAGGTATGTACAACTTAGGGAGAAGGGTGAAGGATATAATGTCTTTGCCTAAAGAAGTGATTAGATACATAAAATGGGTAACAACAACATGAATGAAATAGTTTACAACAATTACGATTTGGTTGCTTTCGAGCAGAATGGAGAAGTGGTAGTAGCCGTAACATTCTACAGGTATTATAAGAAGAAAGCTAAGGGCGAGGTTAATTATAGATGGAGAACCAGATGCCCGGAGTTGGTGGATAAGATCGTAAAATACCGTACCAAGGTATTTACCGGTCAACTTATCCAGTTAGCGAAAGCGTATGGGGAGAAAAAGGTTATAAAATATCAAAAGGAGGAGGAAGGAGTATGTCAAAATACGATAGAGACGCTATAGAGATATATATACTGGATCATATAGATACAGATAATTATGGTAAGCAGTTTAAATACGATAGGGAATATATGTCTTTTATGCTTAATGTGTTTAAGAATGAGTATAAAGAACATATCAAAAGGGATGGAATTAAGAAGGCTTTTGAGGATTACATAATGAGCGTTCCGTCTATATTCAGGATTCATATAGCGGATTGTGATATTAGATATTTATTACGTTCATGGGGAGTGGAGTTTGATGAGGATGATGATGAGATATACATCTTATACAAGAAGATCATAAGAGAGGTCTTTTTTAAGATGTGTGAGGATATGAAAGTTTGTTAATGTTGAACCAAACCTTGGCGGGGCGGAAGGATATATCATGATCGTACGTGTACGGATATGATCCGGGGTCGGTTCCCGGCGCCTTGGCACAACTTAATTAAATATAGATAATATGGACAATGTTTTAAAAAGAGCGGCAGCGGAACTGAAAGAAGCCGGTTGCAGGGTTTTTGCGTGGCAGGATGATACTTATAATAGAAGTTGGAGTAAGGGTGATTATATAATGTTGTATTACGCCTTCCCTGATTCGCCTAACATCGGGTATCTGAGTCATGGGGAATATGGGATGAGCGTAGCGTATAGTAGAGCTTATATACCGAGCTGTGGAAGTGGATCGGGATGCTGTGTCAAGGAGGAGGCTACGTTTGACCTTGAGACGGCGTTAGACGTGCTGAACGGGCCGTTACCTAGGTGGTGTAGGTCTTATGGGGTTTATCCAAAGCAGTACGATAATATTGATAAATGGTATAATAGCGATAATCATAACAAAAAATTATTTAAGGAGATTTGATATGGAGGTAAAAGATTGGGAAAATCTGGTTTTGAATACAGAAGTAGGATCACATTGTTTTGTTACGCTGATTGATAATAATGACATCAGTAGAGGTTACGCGCAGATCAGACGCGCAGAACATTTCGGGTATAATATCTGCTTCACTCGGTTATATGGGAATAAGTTTTATTTCGAAAAAATAGAGGAAGGACGTACGCAACAATACATCAATAGGAGAAAATAATATGGTGATAGAATTTGATTTTGAGATATACAAAAACGGAGATTACGATAAGGTATATCTCCGCAACGGGAAAGAGCCAAGAGTATTATGTGATAATGGGAAGGGTAATAGTCCTATGGTCGTGATGATTGAGGATGATAAAGCGGATGATTATATTATTCTTCGTTATAACGAAACTGGCAGGAGGAATATCAATGGTCAATCGGGTCTCGATCTTATGTTATCGATAAAAGAACGGGAACCAGAATTATGGGTTGTTGTTATATCTTACATGGATAACAAGGATAAGAGACAAAAGATGGTCTTGCCTAATTTTTTCTCAAAGAATATAAGAGGGAATATATATCTTCAAGGAAGCTCTAAATCAAGTGTATCATATTATGTTGATAAGTTAGAAGAAGATGGGTGCTTCGATGAACTATGCGAGAAGATAAGGGTAAAGAGAGATCGTATTTATAACATGGAAATAATATCACTATCAGATGACGAGGCGACAGTTTAATCAGTTGATAAATGAGCTAGACGGCAAAAGCCCGTTTATCGTATTACATAGGGATGCCGTTGCGCCTAAATACGTGGGCGTGGAGGTGTCGAAGGATGGGATGGTATACAGATATGCGATAATAGGGATAAACGATGAGTATAAGGCTAAAAAAGCCCTTATTTCGAAAATATTAGGCATAGCTAGTTACCTAAATGGCAATAAGCCCTTAAAAAAGGGTTAATTAGATGTATTTATGACCTGCGGCATCATATACGATATAATGCCATAAATGACGTTGTATAGAGGATATGTATGATAATATGATAGATAACGCATTCGTGTCTTGATATCATAATATTATGCCATTATATCCTCTTTTTGTATAAAAAAGATAACAAATGATACAAACATCTTGAATATGGATGAAATTAAGATAGGAGCTGAAATTGTATTTAATATAACCGGCAACCATAATATAGGATATGCCAAAGGGGAAAAGTATATCGGGACGGTGTTAAGCAAGGATCACCGATCACGTCTTTATGTACGGACAATAGGAATGCCTAGGGCTTGTATTGATGAGCGGGATGTAGAGTGGGTTATTGATCCAGATGGGGATTTTGATATGGATGAGGCGATCCCGAATCCTATGGCAAGGGAGTTGTATAAGTTGATGGGTAGGTACGTTTATACGTTCGGTAGGTCTCATGAAAGTATCAATGGCTATATCGTGTACGAGTGTATGATGATGGACAGGGATTTAAGATATAATGTTATGTATGCGTTGCATGATCATGGATTTGAGATACGGCATATTGATAGTTATTCTTGGTGGATGACTAATGAGAGGCTGATGTCCGAGGTAACATATACGGAGGGTGATATTCATATAATTGTTCATGAGTGCATGGAAGATTATGTGGATAATGTGAAATTCGGGGAGGAGTTTTATAAAAACAAGTAAACATGATAAGATACTTACTTGTGATGGCGATGATAATATTAACACCGCCAAAAGGAAGCGGAGGCATGCCCCTCGCCCCGAAGCCGGCCGTGATCGAGGCACGGGTGTGGGATAGGCTGGCGGCCGCCCTATCTTTCGTGGAGTCAAGGAACGACGATCGGGCGTATAACGCCTCATCCGGGGCTTTAGGGAGGTGGCAGATGAAAAAGGTGTATGTAGATGAGGTTAATAGGATATTGTGTCTTAAACGGGAGAAAAAGCGGTATAGATACGATGATAGAACAAATCCTGTCAAGGCTAGGGAAATGTTCGAGATATATCAATCTCATCATAATCCTAAAAAGGATATAGATCGGGCTATAAGATTGCATAGGGGACTACATTCTACTAAATATGTTAAAGAGGTTAAGCGTAAATTGAGAGAATAAAAAGAATATAGGAGGATAAAGACATGGACGAGAATAAAGTGATACGGCCGATGGATTTTGTTCGGCTTACAAATATTGACGAATTAAATGTGATTAAGGACACTAAAAACCATATAGGGCTGGTGAAGGAGGTCAGTCGGGACGGAAGTATGAGTGTGATATGGATAGGTGACACCTACAGCAGGGTAGCGTGGTTTAACTGTAAGGAGTTGGAGACGGTGGACAACCTAGCAAACCTTTTGACGCGCGGGTTGGCCAACTTTATCATAGAAGGGGGAGAGAATGCGGATAAGTTCTATCCGTTTGGTTAGAAATAATTAATCGGAGGCGAAATGGAAATAAAAATAATGAAAATGGATGACGGATATGAATTATTCGTCAATAGTGTGCTTGTAAAGAAAGGCAAGGTCTTAGCGCACATAAGAAAGATGGCAAATGAGATTATATTCGACAGCGAGGAAACAATAAGAGTAGAATCAAATCTTCCGGAAATAAATACAAAGTACAAAGGATATAGAATTTATTCATCTCCATTGTATGTAAAAGTATTTAATGGGCATATTGAGCTTCCTGATAGATTTATGTCTATCTCAGAGGCAAAAGTATTTATTAATAGTTAAATGGGTTAAACGTAAATTAAGAGAACAATATGAATCGTGAGACATTAATAAGTATCATTAATAAAAATGGAATAAGATTTCTTCCAGTAAGAAGATGTTCATTATATGATGAATATATAGGGTATAAATTCGTTAGGATGTGCGATGGGAGTATGATTCTAGTATTTTCTAGTGGATGTGGGTGTTGTGGAGTTAATAATGGACAATTGTTTGAGAGGACATAGGATGAGTTGCTTGATATTATCAATAATCAAAACAAGCCTATGGATAAGAGGACAGAAGTGGATGAATTATATTAAATGAATTAACATAATAAAATGGCTATAAAATCTTATAAGGGATTCGACAAGAATCTTAGATGCAGAGGCTTCCAATACAAAATTGGAGGGATATATGAGATGGATGGAAAGATCGAGATGTGTAACAGAGGCTTTCACGCTTGCGAAAGCCCGTTTGATGTTTTTGATTACTATACTATGATAGATTCTAGGTTTTGCGAAGTAGAGCAAGACGGGAATATATCCAAGTGGGATAGAGGGACAAAAATTTGCTCATCGAAGATTAAAATAAAAGCAGAGTTAAAATTGGCTGACATGATCAATCTTGGAGTTGAGTGGCTAAAAGAGATCACATCGCCTGAAAAAATAAAAACGAGCATAAAGGATAATTCATCCGGCAACAATGCCCAGATCGGCTCATCTGGCGACGGAGCCAAGATTGGCTCGTCTGGCGACGGAGCAGACGAGCCGATCTTGGCATTGTTGCCAG